TGAGGAAGAATCATACGAGCTTGCTCGGGAGCTACTCCTTCTTTAATCATTTCTTCGTAAAGATTTTCACAGTTTTTCACTAAACAATCATAATGATAATTCCAGTAATCCTGTAGAAAATGTGCTTTACCACTACCTTGTTTCACACTCCCATCAGGGCGACTACGCCAAGTATCAGGATAATAGAAGTCAGGATCATCATCGACATAGCGACGTGATACTTCATTCCAAGCAAGCCCAACTTGGTGTTTACCGAGCTGTCTTGCCAAGAAAATAGGCGCTTCACAACGGAGGGAAATGCCCACATGCCTAAAAGGAGAAGTATGTTCATTAGAAGCAAGGTAATCAATAAGCTTAATATCTTTATCATCTAATTCTTGCTTCCATTTTCCAAAACTAACTCTAGCTACATTAGCTACTCTGAGATCATCTCCCCACTTATCTACTAATTCAACTTTCACCAAGTACTCCCAAGAATTTTTCAGCAGCTTCTCCAGCTCTCAAAGCCCGAAGAAGTTCTTCTGCTTCTTGCATGGTTTCAAGACGAGCAATTTGATGAAGTATAGTCCATTTTAACTCACCATCCTCTTCATAACAAGGCTCTTCTTCTTCTAAGATGTATATTACTCTTTTACATTCTCTAATCTTTATCTTAGATAAATCAAAAGTGTGTTTATGATGTCCCTCATATCTAATCATTTCTTACCTCTACGCTCTTTAGAAGCCTCAATGGCCCTAAGTTGAGCTAATGCTTTAGCTCTACTAGGATGGCTCCCAAGCTTCTTCTTACCCGTAGAATCATAGACATTATACTTATTACCTTGCTTCTTAATCATTCCATATCCCTCCAAGTTCTAGGCAGACCAGAGTATCCTTCATATACAGCTTCTGGACAATCATCCACCCAGACATCAATATTTAACCCTTCTTGTTCTTTACACCAATCCCTCTTAGCACAATGATTTGTAAAGATGACATTATATCCTGCCTTCTTTAAGAAATCTAAGTCTTCTGGATAGACTTCCTTAAGTCTGCCAGTGACTACATGGACTTCATGTCCTTTCACCTTTAAGAAGCCCATAATAGCCAGGAACCCCGAAGGATCCCTGGTAATGGTGTTATCAAAATCGAATGCGAAAGTTGTCTTCTTCATTTCGTTCCTTATGCATTAACGAGAAGAACACCTCTCTTCTCTTTAGGATTAACTAATTGTCTTCCTCTAGACCAGCCACCACAATCTACACATCTATATTTCTTATACTTACCTACAGATGTATAAGCATAGCCTCTAGCATGTAGATGCTTACCACCACACTTAGGACATACAGGAATATTTTCTTCCATATATACACCAAGATTAGGATGATTAGTGATCCAAGGTCTCATAGCATAATAAACATCTCTAACAGTGAAAGTATCTTCACAATTATATACTTTCATTTCATCCCAAGCCTCTGGATTTTCTGCTAGACATTCTCTCCATAAAATAAATCCTGGAAATTTAGCATGAGCAAGTTTCTTATGTTTAACCTTAAGAATCATAGCAATGTATTCTAAAGAATTAGAAGGAATATTAAACTTATCCTTTGCTACTGAATAGGTATCAACAATCTTGTATGGAGATGGAGGAGGAACTTCTGCCACAAGAGCACGCCATGAGATAGTAGCACAATCAAATTTCTTGACATTATGTCCGATGACAATGTCAGCTTCATCGAGAAGTCTAATGAGTTTTGCCACAATTTCAAAATCATCCTCATTATGATTTTCTTCATAAATGATTTCATCTGAGTCTCCCCATAATGCTGAGAATGACATAATCCATTCATCCTCAACCAATTGTTTAGGAGAGATATTCTCTTTCCAAAACTTCCATACCCAAGCTGTCTTCGGAGCTGTTTCAATATCTAAGTAGAGAATCTTAGGGAGCATGTTCCATCTCCATAAACTCTTTAACGTCTTTTTCTCTCTTATGAAATTGCTCAGATAATACTACAGCATTCCAAAGAATGGCATCTACATGATATCCACCATCTTCATCTAAGATTTCACCATTATAATAATCTTTTAAGTGTCGAAGAAGACTGTCAATGACTTCAACATCATCTAAACCTTTCTTCCAATTGTCTCTGCTATATTTCTTAGCCCCTAATTCAAATCTTCGTACAAGCCCCTCCATTGCTAGAGGGGCATCAAATACGTAAGAAAGTTGGGGTTTACCTTCATTGAATCTGTCAGCTTTGGTCATGCTTGAATGTTCCTATTAATGGAGGAACGAACTTGTTCGTATCCATCACGTTTAATACGAGCAAACATACTACTCATAAGCTGTCTATCTTCTAAAGAAAAGTTAGAAGAATACTTCTTAACTTGTTCTTGACCGATGGTCATTCCTTTATCCTTCAAAATATTGAAGGCAACAGCACAACGATTCCATGTACGAAGATCATCATTTTCTACATCATTAAATAGATTCATTCTTTTCCTTTCGTCTCCTTTCGGAAGCAATGTCAATCTCTTCCTGAGATTTAACTTTATGACATTCACCACAAAGTAGTTGTAAATTATCCTCCTCACAATAAAGACCTTCAATGAATTCATCCCATGTTGTGAAACCAACATTAGGGTCAATGACAGGGTTAATGTGATCTACAAAAATGTTGGTGACACGCTTCCTCTTATCTTCATCATAAATGGTAGGGGCCACAATGCTCTCACAGCATTGACATTTATACTCGCCTCTACCTACTCTGGCACGGTTCTTACACTTCTGGATTGGTGACCATTTTCTGGTACCACTTCTAAGTTGATTCTTAATAAAGTTTCTATACTTAGCTTCGCTCCATGTGCCTCCGCACCTTGTTAATTCTCCTGTGGGTCTTCCCAAAGTTACCTCCTAATCCAAAGGAGGTTCCACTGTTCTTTAAAGTATTCTTCTGAGAGTCCTTTTTGCTCATATAATTCCTTAGTTGCTAGATAGCAATCATGCTCTTCAACTAGATCAGCTAATGTTTTATATGCTAGAACTGGACCTCCCTTTGGTAGTCCTGGAATATTATCAGTAGTATCTCCTAGGATCATTTGAGCAAAAAAGAATTTAGTTCCATTTCCTCTAAGCTTTTTACCTTCCCAGTAGAGTTCACCAAGTTCTGTTACTACCTTTGGACCCCAGGCTGCTTGTCCTTCAATTTCCCATGAATAATGTCGTCCTGGTACTTGACGTAAATCCTTATCCCGTGAGCAGGCAATATAATCAGGATTTGCTGCCATAGTACGACAGATAAGATCATCTGCTTCCTCTCCATTAGCGAGAGCACAATGATAGGCAGATAAGAGATAAGCTCTAAGATTATGGAAATGAAAAGGCTTTTCAGAGACACGTGTACCTTTATAAGGTTTTGTCTTAGCCACTCCCACACGGAAGTTTTCTTCATATTGTAAGCTATCTTTATGTAGCTTATTCCACATTCTGATTAGAGTTGGATCAGAGCTAAAAAAGAGGGTGCTGGGCTCTGTGGCCCAACACTCCTCCTGGATAGTCCTAATCCTGTTATCTACTACCTCAGCCACGAAGTCAAAAGGTCTATATATTACTTGACCTTCTTCGTTTTTGTATTGCCCAGCTGCTCCACATTCATAGGAAAGAATGTCAGCATCTATAAGGCATTTGGTCATTCTTGATGAACTTCCTCAGCCCATTTCTGAGCATCCTGCTCATATACCTTCTTTAGATTTTCCAGACGCTTACCTTTGAGCTTACGTAGATTCTTAGCATCTACAAAGAAACCAAACTTACCGTCTTCTCTTTCAATCATTAGATGCCCTTCCTTGTCTACTTGGGCTCCAATGAAAAGCTTACGATAGTTGTAAAAATTGGTTTCTGACATAGCCATATGACTACCAGCTAGATAAACCACAGTATTACGAGGAATTCCATGTTCTGCTAAGGAATCATTCTTCATAATACCAAAGTCACCTACATCCATTACATTTTTGAACTTTTTCTTATTTACCATGGATTATCATCTCCTAAGGTTTGTTGAGCATCATGATCAGCCTCTTGGTCATAATCAGGAGCTTCTGTAAGCTCCTCTAGGCCCTTCTTATAGGTACCCTTAGGGATAGTAGCCCCCTTACCCTGGGAGGGCTTCTGAGAGCTTTCTAGGAGCTTCTGGAGGGCACTTCCCTTATACTCTAGGTTAGAGCTGATCTTCTCTCTAAGCCATTCAGGAAGAGAGTTATAAACCTCTAGGTCTGGTTCATCTAGAAGAAAGACCTTAGTCGGGTTCTTAAGCTCAGGAGCCTTTGCTGCGTCCTTAGCTCTCATAGTGGAGACATTAGAAATATTCTCATATGTCTTTTCTCCCACCTGATTTAGAGCAATGGTAATATTACAAGGAATATCCACTAGTCTTGAGAAGTCTCCATCATAGTCTCCCTCGGGATCAAGAGCGTTATAACGCTTTGTACTCTTAGCTAGATCATTATCTAGGCTTCTAAGAGGGATGGTTTCACTTACCCAACGAGGCTTATCCTCTAATTCCTTACCATTCTCATCAACCATGAAAGTATCTAATAGCTCATATGTGAGCATAATTTCATGAGCAGGTGCCTTTTCTTGGCCCTGATATGCTCTCTGAGGCTGTAGACCTAGGTCGATAATTTGAACAGTACGACCAGGAGAAGTACCTGGTTCCAGGAGAGGTTGTTTGACGCGATTACCGCCATTACCACCCTTAGGAATTTTCTTTACATTAAGAGACATTTATTCTCCTTATATTTATATTAATTACTTAGTTACTACGGTTTTGGCAATACGATAGGGGGCATTCTCTGAATTTTTATGCAAAAGATTATAGAGATTTTTTACTGCCCTAGCTAACTTTCTATTAGGAGTGCTTTCTACAAATGTACCTGTGTTATCAATGATAGTCCATTCAGTTACATTACCTGTCTTAATAGTATCATTCTTCATTAATTTCCTCCAGAAGTCTTTCTAATTCTCTTTGTTTAAAGGTTACTACAGAAGTATTAAAAGCTAAAGTTAAACTAATTAGCTTATCATATCCACAACCTTGGTTAATTACTTCTACTTTCTTTACAGCTGGATCAAACTGCGTTGCTAGTTCATCTTTTGTAATCATTAATTATCCTCAGTGGATTTCGGAGTAGTTATTACCAAAATCTAATCCAACTTTTAATTCCACGTTTAGCCCTAACTCTTCATTAGTTAATTGTATGGCCTTATTCACGTGCTTTCTAAAACGTTCTTTATTACTTTCTTTTACTAAGGCAATGTATTCATCGTGAAACTGACCGATGATTGGTGGCCCATTTCTCTTAGTATACTTTAGATATGTATCAAAACAGAAAACACCTGTCCCCTGATTTAATGTAGAGAATCTATCTTTTTCACGTCTTAAACTATACCAAAACTTAGAAACAGGATTAAATAACCACATTCCTCCATTACATACTTTAACTTCACATGCCTCTGCAACAGCTTTAACAGACCAGTTACGTTTCCAGTAGGCATCTACAATGGCTTGAGCCTCTTCTAAAGAAATTCCAAGAGTTAATGAAAGCTTTTTAGCCATAGCTCCATATTTACATGCGTAATTACCTACCTTATACTTCTTTCTAATCAGAACAACTCCCTTATCCTTATTACCAGATAGATAATCATCTATTTGATGCCTATTAATTTTTCCAGCTACTAAAGCTAGATCAAGATGAGGGTCATAATCATCTCTACTCATTTCCTCAACATACTTAGGATCATAGTCGAACATATAATGTCGACCTGTATTATCTTCTAGGGCAGTCATATCCGAGCCACCCAGGAGATAACCGTCAGGAGCAACCAGACAACTCCGTATATCACGGCCATAAGGCTTATCAACACCTGGCAAGTTAACAAGAACCGAATGCTTGAAACGTAGAGTGTTGGTAAGCCCTGCAATCTTCGCTTGGACATAACCATTTTCATCCACGTTTTCTAGAAAGCCATTAACAATTCCTATTCTATGGCTGATGATGGACAATCCCTGTAGAACTTCAAGAGCAGGTTCCTTTTCAAAAAGCTTTATAACACTTGGGCATAATCCTTCACCCTTAGCTTTATCCTGTTGTACTTGAGGAATTTTCCTTGTCTCACCTGTGTCTGTTCTTTTATATGCGAAAGTTTCTGGCTTCCATCCTAAACTAAAAAGCCACTGTTTGATCTGTTCAGGGCTATTAGGATTTGGTTCTTCTACTTTTTTAATATACTCCACAGGTCCATCATATTCTCGTGGTAGATTATTTATGTCTAATAAAGCAAACCATGCTTTGCCTGCTTCTGATAAATCACCTGTCTTTTTAAAACATTTAGCAGGTTTATTTTTTACATCTTTCTTTAGAACTTTAGGCATAGATGCCTTAAGTTCTTCTATTTTTTCTTGTTGTACAAGAAGCCACTCTTCTTTCAATTTTGTAGCCAGCTCTACATCTAATTTCCATCCATAAGCTTCTTGTTCTCTGGCACATTCCATCTTGAATTCTATATATTTGAGAAAACGAAGAACATCTCCTTCGGATTCATATAGATTCAAAAGACGTTTCCACATTAGCTCCCATAAGAGCCTGTTGATCTCAACATCTTGTTCACAACGATGAATATATTCTTCTGGTGTCAAATTTTCCCAGTCGTCAATGGGAGGTTTGGGAATACCAAACTCTTCTCCCCATTCTTCTAGACCATGTTTCAATCTATTTGGAAACAGATACCAGGATAATGCTAAGGTATCTATTAGCATGGCTTTAATATCTACTCCTAGAAGTTTTTTTAATGCTGGAATATCATATCTTTGGATGTTATGGCCTACAAGGATATCTGCCTTTGAAAAGAAGCTCCGCATCTTATCATAATCTGTGGTGCTAATAATCTTGCCATTATAGTCCAAAGATATACAGTGGATTTTTTTGGGAATTAATCCATCGGCTTCTAGATCAAAGACATTCCCAATCATCTAATACTCTTCTTAAAATCCTGAATGATTCTTTTAATATGTGAATGACTATATCCTGTCATTTCACTCACTTCTTTACTTGTGTAACCTAGTTCATAATAAGAGTAAAGAATATCATAATACTTAATATTTTTCTTAATACTATCTCTAATCTCTTCTGTAATAGCAAATTCTTGATGATCTTCTGTAGAAGACTTTACTAATCCTCCATTTCGACTTTCCCTAATCCAGTCTTTATGAACATTATTAATAATGGTTCCAAACCACTTTTTAAAATCAGAAAGAGCAGGATTATATTTATCAAAATATTTTACAGCCCTAAAGAAAGCTTCTTGTACAATATCTTCTGCATCATTAATTTGCACACCACGTTTAGTGAAAAGCTTTAAATACTCTTTATAATTTTCTCTATAGAATTTTTCTAAATCCATGAATCTTCCTCTTCTTTCCTTTTTTCCAACTGTGTGATCCAACTCATACATGTACCAAAAGAAATATGACCTTCTTGATATAGAAGAGTAATTTCGTCATTAGTACTAATATGCTCAGGCAAATCAGTCTGAACCTTCTTAAAGGCAGCTACAGGAATATTAGGAATTTCATCAAATATAATAGCCATATAATCTACTCCATTTCAGCAAATAAACCGGTGTTCTTATTCCAGAACAGCTTGACAAGACCAGAAGCTCCTAAGTTCCTATCTTCTAAGATTTTCAGCTTCCTGATATTACGTTCAAGCTCTGGTAACTCAGGGTCTTTATTACCTTCCATTCCGATCATCATATTACATGATCTCATCATGGCTCTACTACCGGTGAATTGTGTTGACAACACTTGCCCACCCCTTTCATGTGGTGGTCCATTTTCTGGTGCTTTAAGGTGACAGAAGATATATGCTGTGAATTGGAGTTCTTTGGACAGAGCAGCCAACTCAGCAGACATGCCAATGAGAAACTCATTAGTATCGGAACTAGACATACCAGAAGTAAAGCAGGTAATAGGATCAATGATAATATCGTGAACACCTTCTGAGGCCACAGCATACCTAACATCCTCCTTTAGATTCTTCCAATCTACAAATTGATAATTATCTACAATGATAGCTTTATCCCCAATAAGATCAGAAGCTATATCAAAAGCTTCCTCATCAAAAGGCATTTCAGGATCATGAAAGATTTTACCAGCTGCTTTACCTACCAACATTTGATAAGTTTTTACTTTATCTTCTTCTGGTTTGCATAAAAGAACAGGGTTTCCATGTACTCTGATGATGTGATCAGCGATAGCGTTAACGAGTTCACTCTTGCCCATTTTAACACCTGATCCAAAATAATAGGTTTCTCCTCTTCGAATACCTCTGGTAAGATGAGTAAAACCTTCCCATGGCCAAGATAAACCCATCTCTGGCCTAATTCTGGCAGCGGCGGAGAGTTCGGTTCCTCGAACAAGTCTAGTTGATTTCTGTTTTTCATGTCTGAAAATAATAGCTGCATATGCTGCTTTTGATTTTCCGTTGATGATACAGTCATTTAAATCTTTCTCTCCTGGTAGTTCAACTAACGTAGCTTCAGGAAAAATCTTGAGAACATCTTGTATGGCTTTTCTCCCGGCTGCATCACTATCAAAACATAAAGATACTTCTGGAAAGGTCTTTTTAATCTTTTTAGAAAGACGTAAAAGGTCTTTAGCAGCTGTGGCTGCTCCATTAGGAAGAGAAACAAAAGCTGGAGCTGAATTCTTATATTCTTCTTTTTGGTGAAGATTTAGAATGGAATAACCAGCAATAGCATCATATTCACCTTCGGTGATAATTAATCTCTTAGCTCCACTCTTTAATGCTTGTTCCCATCCGAAAAGATCAACTTCCGTATCCAGAGAAATATTCCACATACGTTTTTCACCAAGGAGTCTTGCTTTATACCTGACAATTTCTCCATCTTTTGTGTATGGAAAATATACCAGTCTTGGAGTACGTCCATCAATTTCTGATAACCCAATCTTGACATCAAAGTAATCCAAAGATGATGCCCTAAGACGACGTTCAACAAGATCGAATGTCTTATATCCTTCAATTTCTTCCAGATCATGAGCAATTTCCTCTCTGCTCTTACTTAATCTTTGTTCTTTTGGAATATCATCAATGGTCTTAGGTACACCATAAGGATGGGCAACATACGTGTCACATGCAAAACAATATCCACTTAATGTTTTATCCTCATTCTCAAAAACTTGGAGGGCATCTCTTGATCCACAAGCATGCCCTAGTTTAATTACACATGCTCCTGCCATTAAATATACTCATCCTTATCTTCTAATTCTTGTCTTAATGTCAAAATAGTATCTTTTAACATATCTATTTCTTCAAGTAATAGTTCATTGTCACCTAATAAATCTAAATATTCATCTCTATGAATATATTCTCCAAATCTGTCTTCTTCCATCTCTACTTCAAAGAGATTATCCTGTACTGAAATAGTTGGTTTATATCTTGTAACCATACTAATTCCTCATTGTGGTGGTTGAGCTTGGGTGATATTTGTACACACAATCTCAAACTTATGTTGATTCTCTCCAATCCAAGCATGCTTAGTAACAACAACACCTTGAATATGTCTACAACTTTGTTCAATGTTAGTAATTTCGCCTTGGGTACTATAATTACATCCAGCTAGTAGTAAGACAGCAAGAATTAGAAAAAGTTTCATTAGTCTTCCCACACAAGAATATGTTGTGTAATTACTACTTCATCGTTGGTAAAAAATACACCTGCCATTCCAATATCATCAAATAGCCTAATCTTTTGAATTTTAATGGCATCAAAGTTTCGCTGTGGATTAAAATTATCTCTATCCTTATCATAATAATAAATAGCTAATTTATACATTCGATTCTCCTAAAAATTTTCTAACAGAAATTACGATTATTCTTCATTGTGAAACCAGGCTTGATAGAATTCTCTAAAAGCATTAGCATAGATTTCTACAGTTTCTCCCATAAGACCAGGAGCTGTATTAATTTCTAATACATAAGCCTTCTTTTCCTTTTCATTATAGATTACATCTACAGCTCCGAAATGTAATCCACATGCAATAACAGCATCAACCGCTTGGTCATATACATCATCTGGTACTAAACCTAGCCCATCATTACGAGCAAAGATAAAACCTCCATCAAGGTTCCGAACTTTCCAGTTAATTTTTTCCTTTGGAAAATCTTTATCTAGAGCTTTGCGTTGTACATCAATGACTCTTTCTTTCATGATATGAACTCTGAATTCACTTTTCTTTGGCTTATATAAAGTGTACAGAGGAGCTTTTGGTAGGTCATCTAGTGTTTCAGCAATGACAATACCTTCCCCACTATGACCATTAAGCTTAGTTCTGGCTACAACTATCTTTCCTTCTTTAATCCAAGTACGAGCATCTTCATAATTATCTGTCCAGTCTGGAACTCTTACATGAGTTCCTTCCAAAACTTTAAAGAAAGCTAGCTTATTTGTAACCTTAGCTACCTTATTAGGAAGATTTAATACAGAAGAATTTTCTATTTCTTTGTTAGTTTCAGAATTTCCCCAGTTGATAACAAGCTTCTTTTTATTTCCAACAAATTTACTACCTTCTTGTTTAAGCTTTTTAATGCCCAAGGCATGAGCAAGATTCTTAGCTCCTTCGGAAGCTAACTTATAAGGAAAAAGAAATACTGTCATCAGAAGTCTCCATTTGGTTCAATGATAGGCTCCCCATCATCAGGGAATTCAATTTGCCCAATTTTAATCATGTTTAATTTAAATCCTTCCCAATCTTCCACACAGTATGCTACATCTTGAGCATTACGCATACCATCAAATAAATCTTTCTTTAGGACATTTACATTAGGATAAAGTTCTAAGATTTTTTCTGGAAGATAAATATTATCCTTAAGAAATTTTTCTGCTCCATCAATACTAAAAGTTTGAATGATATCTGTTGGGTCTTTAAAAGTTTTAGCCTTCTCACGAAGACGAAGAAGAAGTTCTGCCCAATAAGCAATGCGGGTGAGGTCTCTATTACTACGCATAGCTCTAAATTCTAAGGAGCCATAATCAGCCAAAGCCTTGACATTAAGAGCCGAATATCTAATGTCATTGCTCTGAAAATATTTTTGTAGCTTTCTATTTTTGATAGCTCCAGTCAAAATATGCAGAAGAAAATCTGCATCCTTACTTCTTAAACAAAATAAATTACCTTCTCTAGTATTACCACAAAACTTTGTAAGAACATTTTCGAGAACTAAAAACAGAACAATAAAATTATATAGCTCTTTAATAGTAAGATTTTGACAGTTGATATGTACATGAACTCCTGCTCTTACAGCATCATGAATAACTGTTCCGTTTCTTTTCCAACAATCGTCTAAAACAGTAAGAGCTTTAATAGCTTCATCTAAAGTAGAAGGAACATCTAATACATATTCACAAGATTCCCCTTGTAGACTACCATCATGTTCTACACGCCAGTGTGACTTGGGTACGGATAATGCATTTCCTTCCACTTCAATTTCCAACCCAATATCACCCTTAACTCTATTTAGGATTTTAAGCTCTTGATAAACTAAGCTCATAGACTTTCCTCTAACTTTTCTTTTAGATAAAGATATTTGCTATATAACTCAGGTACACCTTGAATAAGTTTTCCAGCTAAAAACTCTCCTCTATATTCAAAACAGCCATCTGACTTTAATGCCCAGTGTCTATGCCAAGCAACAGAATCTTTCTTTTTATTAGCCAACCCTTTAAAAGGGCTAACATATCCTGCTGTATTACTAAGGATGTTCTTAGCTTCTTTAAAAGAAGGATATTCACCTTTAATACATAAATCAATTTGAGCCCAAGTCACTTGTCTAGGATCACCATTAAGACAAAGCATGTTCTCACCTCTACGAAGTCCTTGCTTATATCTACGAACAGGCATTCTTGTTACATAAACAGCACCATAGTCCGTATTAGCATACCCTAAAAGAACAGGCGAAGTACATACTCCATCAAGAATTACTTGATGAAATCTATCTACAGGATTATCAATCTCTGTAAGTAGATTATATTCTACAGCTCCATTATTCCTTACTTTTTGGATAAAGATGGGAGTCCCATTATTTAATGAAGCTACAGTTCCATCTAATCTAGTTGCTGCATAAGCATAGTCTTTTCCGTACATACATACTCCTCATACACCAGGAGGAAACGCATAACCAGAAGCCTTTAGATACAAACTTGCTCCTTCTACATCATTAGAATTAATGTAAGTAGCAGCATGCATTCCATATTTCTGGTGCATAATACTCTTACCTTCTACAAGCCTATTAAAAGCTGCCTGAGTATTATCAAAGACCCAGCGCATAAGCTCAGGACTACGTAACCAAACATTACTTAATACTCTGTACTCAACACCATAATTCTTTGGACGATAAGCTCCTGCCTTTCCATAAAGCTTTCTACGAACTCCATTATTATCATAAAGAAGACTACCAAGACCCACAGCATAGTCCATTTCCTTGACTAGCATCTTACAAGTTTCAATGTGAGCTGGATCATTCTTATCTACATCTTCACACCAACCGATATGAATGTGGCCAGCACCTGTACGGAAAAGAACCTTATTATTAGGACGAGCATTAGCCTTACCTGTATAAGCATTATAATCAGGTTCACATCCAAGTTCTAGAGCTTCCTTAGGTTGAGCCTTCATATATTCAGCAGTAAATTCAGCAACAGGATCAGCATGAAGTTCATGACCAGGAACCATGAGAGCTAGCTGATTCATAACAATATCAATGTTATTAACAAAAGCATCAGCTGTTTCAGCTGGATCAATATTGAATTCTAATGCCATACCATCCACTTGTACAGCACCATTCTTAACTTTATAAGGCTCGTGCTTAGTGCCCTTAATAGCACCATGAGCAGAGACGGGCTTACCGTCCTTAAACATAAATACTTCTGGATCAGCACCAATTAGAATTTTCATAGATTAGTCTCCAACTACCTGTTTTCTGTCATTGAGGATTAGCCTGGCTGTAACACCTTCTGGCCCTTTTGCACAATCTGGACATAGAAATTCTTTGTCCGTAACCCATTCAAGCTTATCAGCATCTCTACGATACGGAATGATTGTACAAGAAAAACATCCATCTGCTGTAGCTTCTAGCCATTGCAGAGGAGAAATCTTTGTATTATTTGGACCTGTAACTTGTACAACATCTGTCTGTACTTCAAGCTCAATTTGCTTGCTTAATTTTTCATATGCTTCTGGCTCAATATCTTCTAGACTATCAGAATTAATCATTAAGTAAGGTTTATTATTTTCCCAACTTACAGAACGAACTTGAGCCTTAACATACATGCTAGTATTCATCAACTTCTTATATAAAGGACTATCCTTCTCACAATAGGTTCTTACTTCCACTTCATTTTCATCCACTGTGTAACAACGTACATAACAATCTCCACGATAATTTGTTACATATCGTGCTGCACTAAAAACTGTTGGTTTGTTCAGATATTCCTGTGAAACAGCAAAAGTATTTTTCTTATCAAGTTTCTTTAAAGCTTTGCGTTCAGCCTTTGATAGTTCATCGGTATGATTGAAAGGCTGACGCCCTTGATTGGTGTTCTTGTAGAAGTCTTCCCACTTATAAAATTTAACAACTTCCGCAGACCACCTACCTGCAAATTTTTGGTTTGTATGGTCTGGCAAGGGAAATCGGTAGAGCTTCTGCTCTTCAACCTCCCTAATATCATTATACTTAATTCCATTTTTACTTAGGGCTACAGCTAAAATCCAAGGTTCTGATGCCCAACCTACAGTATCTCCATCATTACAGAAACAGAAATATAGAGGACGTTCATTATTCCTTACAAGCCCTAAATAATCTTCTTTCTTATCATAGAAAGCAAGAGCAAATGCTCCATTAAGTCTATGTAATGTATGCTCTGCACCATGAATAGACATATGATGATAAATATTTTCACTATCTACATCAAAGTTTTTATAATCTTCTAGAAGACTTTGACCTCGAAGAGTTCCATTATGTGCACCAACTACATTATCAAACTCAAAAGGGTGGGCATTATTATCATTAATCACGCCCTTTGTAGCTGCTCTATTATGTCCAATGAGACATAGGCTTTGATTCTGATCTACAGCTTTCTTATATTCATCAGTTTCAAATAGTTCCCAAGGAAGAGCAGCCTTCTTAGCCATCTTAATCTTGCCTGTAGCATTTACAGAAGCAACACCTGTGGAATCTTCTCCACGAATAACATCAAGCTTTAGCATGAGCTTAAAAGCTTGCTCTTCTTTATAACCAATTTTACCTACAAATCCAACCAAGCCGCACATTAATTATGCTCCCATTCATTCATTGGTAACATCCAACCTTGGATTTCCCTCTTATCTCTATCTCTACTCTTGGCTGGTGTAGGAAGAGAATAAAACCCAAGTTCTTCTAAAACTTTAGAAGCCTTCTTTTGTCCTGGTGCTGTGGTTGCAAATAGAATAGAAGTATATCCCTCACCATCCTTAATCAAACAATTAATTTCATCAAGGATTTCTTCTTTAATTTCCTTAATACTAGCTTCATCATCATAAGGAAAATGATAGATAATAGAAGCTCTGCAACAACCAATAAAATCCTCAATATACATTTTAGTCTCCAAAAAATCGAGTAATTAGGGAAAAATAATAATCGTCTGTACTACCACCAATATCAAATTCAGGATGAGGTTGGAAGCATAAACTCTTAGTCTTTGGATAATAGACTACTTCTGTATCATATGCCCTCTTTTCATCACCCCTGGTCTCATGAGCAACAGCTACGAGTTCGCTATCAAATACATGCTCAAGCATCATTTGATGATGCGTAGAAGTTACTTGATGTACTTCCTTAGTCATCACATCCATAAGAGCATGCTTACCATGAATGGCATGTCCACCAATATCCTGGATCATTTTACCACCATTCATTACATTAAGAAACTGACCTCCTCGACAAATACCTAGAAGACCCTTGCCCATTCGTACACCTAGAGCATAATAACCAGCTTCTTCTAAATCCCGACGGAGACTATTACCTGAGTCTGTATTTTCTTCTCCATAAATTTCTGGAGTGACATCAGCACCACCGGTAAACTGGAAATAATCAGCTGACATAAAGTCTTTAGTAACTCCCCAACCCCTACGTATAAACATTACTTCCATTTGGGAATTACCACCAACAATAAATACATTAGGCATTACTTTCTCCACATAGCTTGATAAATTCGTTTTCTCTTTCAGCTAAAACTTTTAAAGATTCTAAAGGAAAAGTGCTCTTAATTACAGGCTTAACTTGAGAAAAGGGACTCTTATAGTTATTTGTACTAGTCTTAGGAACTAAAAGTCCATCCACCCATACCTGAAAAATTTTTTGAGCTGCCTGTCCTTGATATCTAGGCTTATCAGAGAAAACATCTGTATTACCTTGGTAGCTTGGGTCTTCCTTATTAATTGGTCGCTTTTTATTTTTTCCAAGATTACCAGCTACAAAATTAACTACAGCACTAGTGGTAATATCCTCACAAGAAAAAGGTTGATGATAGGGATAGGTGCCTTCGGTTGTATCAAAAAAGTTTTCATTTACATAAATCATATGACCTAATAGGAAGGCTAAGTTTTTATTCATACCAGCTTTAGCTAAAGCTAAAAACCCCTTAATGATCATAATGCTTTCCCACAGTTGTCTAATATGACATAGAGCACCCTGAGATAAGTTTGTTTGAATGTATGAATGAGTAACAATAACTCTATGCTTTAGAATATAATCAATATCATCAAATACAAAACAATCTTTATATGGGCTCTCTTTAATCATCCATGTTAAGAATAGTCGTTGATCCTCTTCTGAAAAACCATTGTTCTTTAGAAGAGAAACATGTCCATCACTACCACCAGAAGAATATGTAAAAGCTGAATAACATGGTCCAGAGGTTGGGCCATATGTCCAACCCTTAGTATTAAAAAAACCTAGATGTACAAGAGAAACTACATTATACACCCTGTTGTCAGCTAAATACTTGGCATACTTATCTCTATATTCTTCATATAGAGGAAGAAGTTCTTTAGGATACATTCTTATCTTCCTTTGTGATTTCTGCCCATTCTGAATCTTCCTTCATTTCCACTTTATATCCATATTTTTCTAAACTAAGAACTGTACCTAATGATAGACTAGCTGTTGAAATAAGCATCTAAATTTCCTAGAATAGAATGGTGCATATCTTGATTAGCAATGATGCCGGGGGTTTCTGTTTCAATGTCAGAGAATACTGTCCATCTCTGACTATTTAGACGACCCTCAGCAATTGTACGTCCAATCTTCTTATTAAATTGATCTTTAGGTGAACAAATAGCAAAAGCAAACTCTACTTGGATAGAGTTATTTGCAAGTCTATAAGCTACAGTTAGATCACGATCATACCGACCACGAATGTGCATAAAGTTTGTTTTAGACATTAATTTCTCCAAGATTTTTCTAGCAAAAATTCACACAAATGACCATTGATTTACCAACTAGCTTCTCCAAGATTCTGGCCTTCAAGCATAATCTTAACATATGCACCATATGTCCAACCTGACCCTGAACCCGCTTTTAAATCATAACCAAGAATCCAATAATTATCAGAATCTTGGAATACAAAATTAATAACTGTTCTACTTTGATACTCATCTTCATAATCAATTTGTACACAATCTATTAGAACAGGATTAATTTTAGCAAGGATATCAATTGTTTCTTTACTTGGTTCCTCACAAGAGCTATATCCACAACAATCACCACCATCCTCTATAATTTCAAGAAGTGGAATAATTTCATTATACTTTTTACCAACAAGATTCTGGTTAACTTTATTAGTGTTCATATTTTTCCTTGATTTAACTCGGATAGATAGCAACCCAACCAGCAAATAGGAAAAGACTAAATAACATTGCTCCTGTAGATGCTACACCAAATGAAGCTCCACCAACTATCATACAAATAATTCCTAAGATAACAACAGTTAGGAATACAAGGATACATTTAAGTGTGGATGACATGTTTAATCCCCCATGCTTCTATGGCGAGCTGACAGATAGGACAAGGAGCAGCACAAGAAGGCTGACCAAGCTTGTTAAAGCGGAATATCTCCAAGCGGTGAATAACATTTCTTCCAGCCTTGAGAAGGCAGGCAATCTCTGCGTGTAGATATATAGCGTCAGGTTTACCAGCGCGCTTAGCAAAGTGGTGCTGAATAGGATGAGACTTAGAATATGAATTAGATGCACGACAAATCTCCCTTCCTCTTTTATCATATGCTATAGCTTCAATGTGTTGCCGCTGCTTTCTGTTCCTTTTGGGTTTCAAGGAATTTCTTCCAGTCGTTTCCATATACTCGTTCCATTTTTTGTACAGAGTTCTGAAACATATATACCCAAGCCGTGATATAAACTCCACGGCATTCAAAGACTCTAGAGAATCTCTGGTAGAAATTGGGATGACTTTCCAGAACATCAAGCTTACGAAGAGTATCTTCATTCACTTCATATAGCTCACCATAAGCTTTCTCAGAACCTTCAATGAGGAAAGGAAAGCTTTTAGTATGCCCAACCCACATAGAATAACTATGGGTAGCACTAGTAGCTTCACCTAAAAGCTTAGCTTCATTAAGGTGATAATGATTATATAGACCAGATAGTAAGCTACCATATACGAAAACATAATGTGGTTTACTTGACATCTTCTACCACCTCAATTAGTTTCCAACCAAGAGCTTCCCATTTTTCCAGGGGATGCTGGGAAGAAATAACCTTCGTACTATTAAGAATAGTACCATCCTTATGAAGAAGGATACTCAATCTAAGGGGCTCAGGTTTAATACGCCACTTGCGCTCAGCAATATCATATATACTCCATAACTTACTGCTAATAAATTCTGGAGGGGCCGTAACCCACCTCTTACCAATAGGACTTTCAAACTGTACAACCTTACCTTCATCCAGAGCCTTAAGAACTTCCCAGGGTTTCATTCTTTCTTCTCCTTAGTTGGTTCACTAAGAGTCTTGAGAGCTTGAAGAGCTGCATCATAAATTTCATGAGCAGAAGTTTTGATGGTATTAACAGCTTCGGGACTAGTGATCTTAGGCAGCACTACCATAGCTGCTATAGTATTAGTTGATGGCATAAAAATGTATGCACTAAACCCAAGTAATGTAGAAATTGAAAGCCCCTTCATAAACTTATTAAAAACATTTTTCTCGTCATTTTCTAGTTCACCATAATTCATCATTCGGACGAAAGCAAAAAATAGAAGAATAATTAGTGTTATAATACCAATCGTAAAAAACAGGGTTCGTATATCATCTGCTTGCATCATGAAATAAATAAGAAAGGGTGACATAAATAATCCTCTATTAATAATGGAGCATCCTATCGGACTTGAACCGATAATAATTCCTTGGAAGGGAATGGTGTTACCATTACACTAAGGATGCATGGTACGCTAGGAGAGATTCGAACTCTCATGCTTATTAGGCTCTGGATTTTGAGTCCATAGTGTCTTCCAATTCCAACCACTAGCGCATATATGGCCCGCCCGGAGGGACTCGAACCCCCAACCAAAGGTGTAGAAGACCTTTGCTCTATCCAGTTGAGCTACAGGCGGGAAAATCTAAAACGCTCTCTAAGGCTCACCGACAGGAGGGGAGCTAGGTAGGTATAGGCTAACCACTTGGTGGCCCTTAGGAGCCTTCTCAGGAGGTTCTAGGGGCATCTCAACCTTATCTCCTACCTTAAACATATTCTCCAGCTGGTCAATGTAGTCTTGGGATGCCCAGTATTGGTCCTGCCAGAAGTCACTATCATGCTTGAGCATCCTGTTCCAGAGAATCACCAGAACCACGAGGATGCAAAGAACAAATACCAGTAAAGACATGAGACCTCCTCGCGCATACGCGCGTAGTAGTATATATTATATATATTATTAATATAATATCCTTAGTAAAACTAAACCCTAAGATTTATACCTAGCATATACTTTCTTTGAAAGAGTTCTTCTGAATGCCTAAGATCAAGAGCATTAAAGGCTAGGAAAGCTTATACTCCCAAGAAATACATAACTCCTTGGTGGTATAATTAATCCAACAATCATAACCTAGTTGTTTAAGTTGATCCCTAATAACTATTACATCCTGATGATTAGCTCCCTCAATGTCAACTTCTATTTTCCTTTGAGACCTAGAACTATCCACTATTAGATTATTAATATTATTATATAGAGCTATATAACTTTCTGTAGAGAAATTAATCCTAGCTTGTCTAGCTGAGATTATCTTCTGCATTATCTTCATCCTCTAGTAGATAATCCTGTTTATATTTATTCTTTTTATTTTCTTCTCGTTGTTCAGCATCATGCTTAGCATGCTTATCCTTGCGCTTACGTCGGATTAAATCCTCAGATAGTTTCTTCATCATCCTCTTCCACTTCTACAAACTTTACACCTTTACGGAAATAACCGTCAGGAGTGGTTTGCTCTAGAGCTTGTTCTTTAGTAAGCCAAACAGCGCCCCAACTGCCATCTTTGAATTGATTACGATAGAATACAACGGGCTCTTTCTTGATTCGATAACTGAAAGTATTCCAGTTCCAAACTGGGTGCGCACACAAAACCCAAGCTTCGTTGTTTTTATTAAGGTTACATCTGGATTCAATCTTTCCACCATCAGCAAAATGCTGCATGACACGAATTTGTTCTTGGATGTTCATCCTTCTATATCTCCATGCATGTCAGCGATCATAGTGTTGATGGTTGGGTGAGTTTTGATATTATTCATGTCCTGCTCAAGCGTCATGCTCATACATCCTCCATCTTGTATAACAAAGACGGATCATTCACCGAACAATACTCGGCGTCATGCCAACCGACATAATAATCGACAGTTGTGGAATACCGACTCGGTCTTTCGACGCCATCGATATAGTCATTCCAGCCTTGATCGTAGAATTTCTTCTCGCTCATACATCGCCCTTCTCGGCTCTGATAGAATAGATGGCTCGTCGTATCTCTTTTGCGCAAGATTTTAGTGTATTAGATAGCTTTTGATTCCTTGCTTGAACAATTTCAGCATCAGTTTCTAAATCGATAGCAACCTTATCGACCGCATCAAGAGCAGCTTGCAGGCGGGTGCGGTCGGCTAGGATGGAAATAAGGCAGTCAGACACCTTGCCCGAATAGACGTTATCCAGTGGATTTGCGATAATGTCTCGCACCTGCTCATCTGTGTAAGTCATCATGTCATATCCTCAAGTATAGATGATAATGGCCCTGTAAGCTCCTAGGAGAGCCTACAAGGCCATCGGATGATCTACCCTATGGGTAGGTATAGGGTAGGGGCTAATCGCCCCTCTTAACTCCAACGAAGATAAGCAGCTTAGCCATATCCACGGCCTGAGACAAATCCAAACCATAGGTGTCCCTGATCTTACGAATCAGGGTAACCAGCTCAACCTGAGCATAGTTAATCTTGTTGAAGCTTTCCAGCACCTTCAGCTGTTCATTCCAAGACATTCTACGATACTTGTTCATAACATTTCCTTCAGGAATTTTTAGCAAAAATGTGCGCAACAGCGCATTGGTGAACACATAAAGCTTTAGTGATTACCCTGTCTATCCTGCTATGTTGAGTTGGTCATCTCACCATATAACCTTAGCAGGTAGGCGGCATTAGACGTACATGAGTTGACTAGACTCACTACCATTTGGGACATAGCCAAGGTAATCACTAAAGAGCATACATTAACTAGGTATGCTAGCTAGGACAATCATTAATAAACCGTACGTCAGATTGCCAATTGAGTACGAGAGTGGTTAGATTCGATAACCGCACAGCTCCCCTAACCGGGAGGATTTGCTGCTGTCAGGCAGCAGACAACTGCTTGTTGACCATGGCCAGCTGTTCACGCCAGCTCAAGCGAGGCTTGCTCTGCGTGTTCATGTTGTTAAGCATGAACCGTTGCTTGTTATTCTGGCGGATGCGACGATAGCCAAATTCCTTGATGAATGCAGGGAGGTCACGTGTGCCAATCTGCTTACCCAGCTGATATACGCCTTCGCTGATAAACACGGGCTTGATGCTCATAATCTTTTCCTTTGGGTATGAAAAAGGCTCCCATCTAGGGAGCCAAGAGAATGATTACCTAGTCCACGACCCTAGGCTGTCTCATCGACATCATAATAGTCGACCATGATGTTGAGCTTAGCTACTCACTAAGATATGGCCCTTTCGTCCACTACCTAGTTTTAACCAAAAGCTTAGGCTGCCTTAAGCTCGTCCTTGATATCAGCAACAGCCTGCTTGTCCACCTCGGACAAGGGCAACTCTTCGAAGTTAACCAGGTTGAACAGGGCAGAGAAAATCTTGGGAGAGATGGCGAGGCTAACCTTCTTCTGATCCTCCTCGCTCAGACCCTTGAGCGTCTTGGACATACGCTCATACTTCTCCGTGAAGCGGAGCAGTTCAGCTTCCGCATTAAACCCAGCGAATGGATTCTTCTTCTTAAGCTCCCACCACATCACATCCTTGGCATCATCAAGATGCTGGGCAATGTAGTCCTTACCCTGCCATGCCTCGAAGCCCTTGCCATCTTCACGGACGGACAGGCCCATATACTTGACAATCCATTCGACGACAGCCGCACCATTGACGCTGTTGCCCAGAGCCACGACAAACTGTTCGGCTGGGGTCCAGTCACCATGCTTAGCTGCATGAATGGCTGTTGCCACTAGGGCAATCTGAACCTGCACCCGTCCGTTGTTGATGGCAGAGACAGCCTTAGCCTGAATCTTGTTCAGGTCAGCTGCATCCTTAGCCGTTACATACTTGATGGTCATATGCTTTCTCCTAAATAAACTTGGGATTAACAAAGGATGTTGCCTTGCAACGCAAGGGATGTTTTCCGCTCTTCTCATAGAAGCCAGAGGTATTAATCTTTGCACGCCCATAGACATGAGTGTTCATGTCCTTGCGTGCTTTCCTGGCTTCTGGTGTGTTGCTGCTTTCCAAGGCGAGACGCTTAGCCTCACGCTTATGAAGCTTAGTATGCTTGGTAAACATGATTGTGTCCTTGTGTTAGCTTGAGAGAACATTCTAGGGGTTGCTCTGATAAAGGAGTAAAATGCTCTAGCAAGCTAACGCTTGCCGCCATTATGATGGCTAGTTAGGCTTCGCCTAGCAATTATATGCTTGGTTGCCTAACCTTGTGAGGGGAAAACTGCGGGCCAGCACGCGTGTTCGAGGCTGGTCTTAGCTTTCTCTTGCTCACCCATCCAAGACCACAGTGGTTACCGGTTGCCAACCGGCCCTCCCTAGTCTATGTTGCCCGCGATGGTAGCGGGGCCTCATTCGTCGATGTCTGAGGCGCGACTCTGCCCTATACTAACCTAGCGGCATGGTTGCCTGTTATACTAGCAGGCTTAGCAGACATAAGCTTCCATCAAAACCTGGGAGGATGCCCGAAGCACCACCAAGCGTTGACTTTCACCTATGCTGACTAGGGCTAACCCCTAGCTGATAGTTCACACTATACTCTGAACATCCTGAACTAAGGCTGAACAGATTTTCTCACATAAAACCGGCTTAGCCGGCATTGCATTGAGACTTACCCTCGGCACGGCCAATCCATAGCACGACCGAACTTGCCTCTTTCCTTTTACTAGGCATCTGCATTAGCACGCTGTTGTCAAGACTTCGCCGTTAGGCGTACATCATGACTAACCTCAGGCTATCATTGCCAGCTCGGACATCTGACGATGTGCGTCTAAGCTGCTGACTAAGCCGTCTGACCAGCTTGGAGAGAACATTAACCTAGTCATGCTGAACCTAAGCTGAACATGACCAGGGTGATGCTCTCTTACATGAACCGGACTAGGATGCTGGCTAGGAAGATAATACTCAGAGTCAGCATTATGAGCAAGACACCAACAATGAGCCAGCCGAAGGTATCGGCCAGCTTACGCTGATCCTGGTCTTTCATATGAAGCTCCAACACGGACGGATTGTCCGCATATGCCCACCATTAGATGGGCATAAGCTGAGAATCAGACCTTGGCTCGGAAAGCCATATATTCTTCCAAAGTGAAGTGCTCGACAACAAGACCTTCGGTCGGATACTCCACATAGCACATGAAGTAGTGAATCCCCTTGTAATCATACTCAGTGATGCACTTGATGATCATGACATGCTCTCCTTGGTAGTGGGAAACATACTGGCATACATAGGCTGAATGACAGCTGAACAGATAGCATCCTTTGGATGTATGCCTATCGGCTATAGCTCGGAGAGCATAATGTGAATGAGATCAAAGGGTTAGGCTAAGGATGGATTTGGAGGAGAGGGTTGTTGTGAATTACACCCAAATCTGTCCATGTAAAGGATGCTTTACATTTGATGATGCCTTCGGCCAGGTAACATTAAAGAAATGTTAAAATTAATTATGCCTTGCGAAGCAAGGGGTTACCAAGGGGGATAGGGGTAGATGCTGATAGATGCATTACCCCTCCAAATTTTCTCACAGAAATGCCAAAGAACCAGAAAAATAATACAAAAGGTCAAAAATCCGAGTATTATATAATTTATATATAATTTATATAAGTTATATATTTGTTTTTGTTTTTTAGAATGATATTAATATATAAAGGATATAGATGACAGATATTACTCTTAACCCTATAGGTTCAGGATATAACCTTAGCATCATAAATAGTAATTTTAGCATTATTAGTAATGTTATTAATAACCAGATGCTCCACCTATCTGGGGGTAATAACTCTTTAGGCCAAGACTTAGATATGAATGGCTATAGAGTATTAAACACTTTATCTGATCCTTCTGTACCAGATAGTATGATTACCTATGCTGGTGGAGATGCTAGGTATTATATTAGAGGGAGCATCCCTACGGCTGTAGGGGCTAATGATGCTGTAGGGCTTAACCAGATGAACTTAGCCATTGCTGCTGCAGCTGGTGGTACATTCCCAGCTAATGTAGCTCTCTACTCTGTCCTAGCAGCTTCTGGAGGATCAGCTCTTATAGGGCATACCTCTGGGACAGTGAAGACTAAGCTTGATGCTAATGACCTGTTCATTACAAACTTAGCTGCTACTAATGGAGCAACCTTAGTTGGGTATACTTCTGGGGTGACAGTTAAAGCTCAACTAGATACTAATACTTCTGGCATTAGTACATTAAACACTACAGTGGGTACACATACTTCTCAGATCACCACTCTTCAAGGACAGACAGCTGCTATAGCCAACTTAGGGAAAGTTGCTTTAGCTACCATCTCAGCAGATCAGAGCATTCCTAATAGCACTCTTACAACTCTTACATTAAACACTTTCACTACAAATACTTTAGGAGCTACCTTCACAGGAGGTGGTATAGTCATTCCTTCTGGGGTGACTAAGGTGAGGATTACAGGTAATCTATTCTATGCATCAAATGCTACAGGATATAGAGACTTGGTCATTTATAAGAATGGTGCTAGCATTTCTGGACTTCCCTATATTGTTCAGAATGCTGTAGCTAGCCTTTCCACTTTAATGAATGGTACTTCTTGCATCTTAACAGTAGTTCCAGGGGATATCTTCTACTTAGTAGCTGGTCAGACCTCAGGTGGAGCATTAAACGTAACAGCTGGTGCACAAACATGGTTAGCTGTAGAAGCTATTAACTAAGGAAAGATATGTCAGATATTACTTTAACTCCTGTAACTATTAGTTATAATACTTCCAATATTAATACCAACTTTGATATCATCCAAGATTCTATCAATAATGATATTCTTCATGTTCAAGGTGGGAATAACATTATGTCTCAAGCTTTAGATATGAATGGACAGGATATCTTAAACCTTGGAGTATTAGATGTTGAAGGTCTAAAGATTAATGGCATTCCTGTTACTATTAGTAATCTAGGAAGTCTAGGACCAAACACTGTAGGTAATACACAACTAGTAGATGGAAGTGTAACAGAGAACAAACTAGCAGCTGGCATTACAGCAGCTAAGTTTAATTTTCTACAGAATGGGACAGGAGCTGTCACTAGGACAGTTCAAGATAGATTAACAGATGTTCTATCAGCTAGAGACTTTGGTGTAGTAGGTGATGGAGTGGCTGATGATAGGGCTTCTTTATATAATGCTCTAGTAGCTGCTCATCTTCAGAATAAGAAGCTTTACCTACCTAAAGGTACATATCTTCTAGGTAGTAATATTCGTCTTCCTGATGGATATGCTCCTTCTATTGTTGGAGAAAGTAGAACAGGGACTATTATTAAGGCTGCTCCTTCCATTGTGCTTGGAACTAATGATCTAATCGATTGGGTCTTAGCATCAGGATGGTCTATAGAAAATCTCACAGTGGACTTTAACAACATTGCCACTTCTGCATCTTGTGCAGCTCTTGGTAGCATTGGCTGTATTAACTTTGCTATTCGTGGTTGTAATATTATTAACATTAATAAAATGGGTGTAGGTATTAATGGTGGGCATAGGTTCTACATTGAAGAGAATTATATTTCTCGTCCTACAGGTGCTGGAACATATAACCAAGCCATCTTAGTATCTAGTTCATATCAGCAAAGTACAGATGGATTCATTCGTCATAATATTTGTGAGAACTCAGGTACAGACTTTAGTGTTACTCGTTGTATTGTTCAGGGTAATGTTATTTCTAACTTCCAGTTTGGAGCTGGTGTAACTACAGAACAAGATACTAACAATAGTAATTATTATACTATTATAGATAACTTTATTTTTGGATCAACTGGAACAGATGTAAACTCTTATAATCCTGGTGGCATTGAAAACTGGGGTGCTTATAGTCATATTAGTAATAATACGATTTTTAGTTGCTCAGGTTCTGGCATTGATCAGGGTGGTATCTTTTCTACCATTTCTAATAATACCATCTTTAATAATGGTGGTGTAGGTGGATCAGGCATTGTTTCCAGATATGGTACAGGTTTCCAAGGAAGCTTCTGTACTATTGTAGGTAATAAGGTATTTGATACTAGAGCTGGCGCATCAAAGACTCAGGTCTATGGATATGCAGATGAAAATCCAAACGTAAGTAGAAATATTATTTCTGGCAATCATTTCCAAGATAATAAAACAGCTGCTATGAGTATCTTAGGTAGTGGTCATAGTTTAGATACTCCTAGTGTCTCCTATAATACCACTCTTAATCCAGGTACAATTGCCAATGGAGCATCTCCAGCTTGGGCCTTCTCAATTTCAGGAGCTATGGTAGGAGACTTCGTAGTAGCCTCTTATGCTGGTGATCTTCAAGGTATCACAGTGACAGCATATGTTAGAGGTAGTAATGATGTTGTAGTTGTCTTCTCTAATACCTCAGGAGCAAGCAGAACTCTCGGAAATGCTGCATTAAGATTTAAGGTGATTAAACCATATGATTGGGCAGCCTATTAATAAAGATCAACTCAAGGATGATATGGGAAGACCCTTAACTCAAGGTCTCTTTTTAGAAATTAATTATGATGCTAAGTATGCTGTATATACTTTAAAGGATTATAATCATGAATGGAATGGTAAACTCTATCCTTCATTAAAGCTTCTCTATTTAGAGATGAATGATCCCATTGAGTATGACTTTGCTTCTAGATATCTTCTAGGTTGGCAGCATTGGAAACGTCTTAATGAAAATAAAATTCTTCGTAAACATTTTGATGAGTGGAGAGAAGAATTAGAACTTAAGCTTAGAGCTAAAGGTGTAAGAGAAATGTTCTTACTTTCTGAATCTGAAAATGGAAACTTTCAGGCAGCTAAGTTCCTTGCTGATAGAGGCTGGGAAAAGAGAGGAGCAGGTAGACCTTCTAAGCTTGAAAAAGAACAACATGAAGCAGTACAGAGTAGACTTGAGGAAGAATGGTCTGCTGATGTTAAACGAATGGAAGACTTTAGAAAAGGACAATAATGACAGTAGAAGATGACTGGCTACTAATAGCCCAAAAGAAACTTGAGAAAATGCCTGAGGCAGTAAGACAAGTTAGACTACAAGCATTAGAAGACCTAGAATTCTTCGCTCGTCTTATGAATCCTGGTTATATGTATGGAGAAGTTCATAGAGAGTGTTTTGCTTGGTTACAAGAATATAATCTCTTTGGACAAGGAAATACATTAACCACAAATAAATTAATCATGCTCCCTCGTGGCCATCTTAAGAGTCATATGGTGGCTACTTGGGCAGCATGGATTATTACTCGGCATCCAGAAGTTACAATTCTATATTTATCAGCTACAGCTGAGTTGGCAGAAACACAGCTTTATGCCATTAAGAACATTTTAGGAAGTGCTACCTATCGTAGATATTTTCCAGAATATATTCACCCACAAGAAGGTAAAAGAGAGAAGTGGTCATCAAATAAAATATCTGTAGACCACCTAAGACGTAAGAAAGAAGGTATTAGAGATGCTACTGTGGCTACGGCGGGCCTAACGACAAATACAACCGGCTGGCACGCAGACATCATTATTCCTGATGACTTAGTTGTTCCTGAAAATGCATACACAGAAGATGGACGAGAACAAGTATCAAAGAAAAGTTCTCAGTTCACTTCTATTCGTAATGCAGGGGGATTTACTCTTGCTTGTGGAACTAGATATCACCCTTCTGATATTTACCAAATTTGGAAAGATCAGATGTATGATTTATATGATGATGATGGAGTCAAGTGTGAAGAAGCTCCTGTATGGGAGTTTAAAGAATATGCTGTCGAACAAGATGGTGTTTTCATTTGGCCTAGAGTCATTCGTTCTGATGGAAAAGCTTTTGGTTATAATCAACAAGTCTTAGCTAGAATCAGAGCAGAGTATACAGACAAAGTTCAGTATCATGCTCAGTATTATAATGATCCTAATGATTCTACTTCTGAGAGAATTAGTCGAAATAAATTTCAGTATTATAATGCACGTCTTCTAAGAAAAGAAGGCGATAAGTGGTTTTATAATCATAGAAGGCTTAATGTATATGCGTCAGTTGACTTTGCCTATTCGCTTACTCGTAGCGCTGACTTTACTGCTATTGTCGTAATCGGCATAGACTGTGATAGTAATATTTATATTTTAGATATTGCTAGATTTAAAACAGATAAGACCATTGAATATTTTGAGATTATTAAAGAACTACATGCTAAATGGAACTTTAAGAAATTTAGAGCAGAAGTTTCAGTAGCACAGAAAGTAATTGTAAATAGCATTAAAGATTATATTTCCAAAGATGGTTTAAGGTTATCTGTAGAAGAGTTTAGACCTTCTAGACATGAAGGTTCTAAAGAAGAACGTATTGCTGCTGCTTTAGAATATCGTTATGATAACTTAAGTATGTGGCATTTTGAGGGTGGATTTACTTCTATTCTTGAAGAAGAATTAGTACAAGCTCGTCCTGCTCATGATGACATTAAGGATGCCCTAGCTTCCGCTGTTTCTATAGCAACACCACCGGCCAAAAACATTGGTAGTGGAATTAAAGATTTTATGATTAATACTAGACAATCACGTTTTGGTGGACAGCCATATAGATAAGGATTATAGATGTCAGATAAGGTTTTAGAACTTAAAAGAATCTTAGCTCAGGATGCCCCGTCTTCTTTTGTATCTCAAACTTGGGATACATATCATAAGCAGCGTCTAAGCAAAGTTATGGAATGGCTAGAGCTAAGAAATTATATTTTTGCTACAGATACTTCTGGAACAACTGTAGGTGCTTTGCCTTGGAAGAATAGAACTACTATTCCTAAGCTATGTCAGATTAGAGATAATCTCCATTCAAACTATATGGCAGCTCTTTTCCCAAATGACAATTGGTTATCTTGGGAAGCATATACAAGAGATTCTGCTAATAAAGATAAAGCTCAAGCCATTGAGACTTATATGTCCAATAAGTGCAGAGAAAATCATTTCATGACAGAAATGTCAAAATTAGTTTATGATTATATTGACTATGGTAATGCTTTCTGTACAGTGGAATTTGAAAGTAGATATAAAGAACTTCCAGATGGCAGTCAAGTTGTAGATTATATAGGTCCAGTTCCTAAAAGAATTAGTCCTATGGACATTGTTATGAATCCTCTTGGAGATAATTTCAAAGGAACTTATAAGATTGTCCGTTCAGTGAAAAGTGTAGGAGAATTAAAGAAGCTAGCTGTCACTGATCCTGAACAAGCCTTTTGGCTAGATGCTATTAAACGTAGAGAAAGAATTTCTACTCGTCTTAATGGTTATAGATATGAAGATTTCCAAAAAGCTGTAGGTTATCAAATCGATGGTTTTGGTAATATGTTCGATTATTACATGGGCAGTAACATGGAAATCTTGGAATTCTATGGAGATTTCCTTGATCCTAAAAGTGGAGAACTGCAGTGTAATAAGATCGTCACTGTGGTGGATAGGAGCTTCACTGTACGTGTTGTAGACATGCCCCAATGGTATGGTAGCGCCCCTATCTGGCACGTTGGCTGGAGGTTCAGACAGGACAATCTATGGTCTATGGGCCCTCTAGATAATCTTGTAGGAATGCAGTATAGAATTGACCATCTAGAAAATGCTAAAGCAGATGCTGTTGATCTTATTGTTCAGCCTCCTCTTGTTATCAGAGGTGAAGTAGAACAGTTTGATTGGGGTCCATCTGCTGAGATTCATGTAGATGAGAATGGTAGTGTAGAAGTTCTTTCTCAGAATATGAATCATATTGCTGTACAAAATAATGAAATTCAGCAGTATGAAGATAGGATGGAATTATATGCTGGTGCTCCTAGAGAAGCTATGGGCATTAGAACTCCTGGTGAAAAAACAGCTTTCGAAGTTCAACAGCTTCAAAATGCTGCTGGCCGTATCTTCCAAGAGAAAGCTACACAATTTGAAATTGAAATGTTAGAACCAGTTCTTAATGGTATGCTAGAAACAGCTCGTAGAAATATGGATGGATCAGACATTATCCGAACCATGGATGATGATCTTGGTGTACAGCAGTTTATTACTATTACTAAAGAAGATATTACTGCCATTGGTAAACTACGTCCAGTAGGTGCAAGACATTTTGCTAAGCAAAGTCAAGACCTACAAAATCTAATGGGTGTTTTCAGTAATCAGTTAGTAGCTCAAATGATTGCCCCTCATACCTCTGGCATTGCCCTAACTGACTTTATTAATGATGTTGTTGATCTAAAGGGATATAAAATCTTCCAGCCCAATGTAGCAATTGATGAGCAGTATGAAACTCAAAGCAGAGCTCAACAGGCACAAGAAGATTTACAAGTACAGCAACAAACTCCACTTCCCCCAGTAGGTTAATATGAAAGATTCATGGACAAGGGGACTAGACCCCGAAGTAATTAAGGATATCACTTCTAATTACCTATCTAGTAAACTCATGAGAAAGAGGCTTATTGCTCTTTTAGAACTTAAGTCTAAGACTAATTTAGGAGAAATGAGAAATAAGATTTCTTATGAATCCCCTAGTTGGGCATATCTGCAAGCAGATAGAATGGGTTATGAAAGAGCACTAAGAGATATTATTGATCTTATCGAAGATTAATACTTTTTACTTAATATATAAGTATAATATAGATATTTAAAGGAAACATAATGACAGACCAGTCTAATGTGTTTAATAACACCGAAGGTACCCAACCTCCAACTCAACCAACTTCTAAAGATTATGGAGACCTCCTAAGTCTGATTAAAAATGAAGATGGTTCTCAGAAATATCAGAGCATTGAGAAGGCTCTAGAAGCTTTAGCTCATTCTCAGCTTTATATTCCACAGCTTAAAAATCAGCTCCAAGAGCGGGAAGCTAAGCTACAAGAATATACTAAGAATATGGCCTCTCAGGAAGAACTTCTCAAAGCTGTTGAAAGGCTGACTGCAAACCAAGGCAATGGTAATGGACAACCCCCTGCACCAGTAGAACTTGATGAACAGACAGTAAGTAAGACCTTAGAATCCCTTTTAACTAAGCGTGAGGCAGAATCTCGTGCTAAACAAAATGGTGATCTAGTGTCACAAGAGCTTGTCAAGAGATTCGGAGACAAGGCTAAAGATGCAGTATCTACAAGAGCTGCTGAGTTAGGCATGACTCCAGATGAGCTTGGTCAGTGGGCTAAAAGAAGTCCACAGGCTGTACTTGCTCTATTTTCCCAAGCAAGTGGAAATAAATCCACTGTTACTACTGGTGGCTTGAATATTCCCCCAATCAATAAAGAGCAGGAAGAACCAATTAAGTATGAAGGCAGTTTAAAATATGCCAGTGATGCTGTACGTGGTGATGTAATGCGACAGATTAGGGAAAGACTTGAAGCCAAATATGGTATTCAAAAATAAGGATAATTAAATGCAATATACTGATAATACCCGCCCATTTATTGAAAGCGAGCAGTATTCACAGTTTATTCTAATGGTTCTGCACGATGGTCTGCTACCTGATAGCTTCTATCGTAATGTTTCAGATTTTGCCTCTGGTGATACTCTACACATTAAGACCGTTGGTACTGTCACTCTGCAAGAAGCAGAGGAAGATGCTCCTCTCGTATATACACCAATTGAAACTGGTGAAGTTCAGTTTAAGATCACTGAATATAAGGGCGATGCTTGGTACATCACTGATGACCTCCGTGAGGATGGTGCTCAAATTGATGCACTTCTAGCAGCTCGCGCAGCTGAATCAACTCGCGCAATTCAGGAGACTTTCGAGACCTCCTTTATGAGGACTGCTGGTGATTACTATGCAGCCAATACTGGTCCTAACAACATTAACGGGTTCCCACATCAGATCGTATCTGCTGCTACCGGTGGTGTTGCTAAGCTTAACCACTTCCTTCGCTTTAAGCTAGCCTTCGATAAGGCTAACGTACCAAGTGGTGGTCGTGTTGCCATTGTTGACCCTGTAGTTGCTGCTACTATTAATGGTTATGTATCCCTGACTTCAAATATCACTCCATTTGCTTCTGCACTTGTTGAAAAAGGTATGGCAGATGGTCAGCGTTTCATGTATAACCTGTTTGGTTGGGATGTAATGACTTCTAACCGTCTCCCTGTAAATACTTACAACGACGGTACTACAACTGGTTCTAACTATGTTGGTAACCTATTTATGTGCCTGCTAGATGACAACTGTAAGCCAATTATGGGTGCATGGCGTCGTCTACCTAAGTCAGAAGGTGAGCGTAATAAGGATCGTGCCCGTGATGAACACGTTGTACGTGCTCGTTATGGATTTGGTATCCAGCGTCTAGATACTCTGGGCCTACTTGCCACTCATGCTACCAACTTCACCCCTGACAAGACTGGCGAATAAGGAGAATAATTAATGGCAGGTTTTGAAAGAACTAGCGGCCTTCGTGTTGCCGCTTACTATGGTCCACGTAAGAGTGGTGGTCAGGAAGGTGTTCATCTAACAGATGGTATGTATAATGAATACATGATTGACCTCTCAGCCCCTCGTCTAGGTTTTCTATTCCCACGTGGCGATGGTAGATATGTAATTGGTGTAGATACTACTTGGGCTAATGGCACTGTAACAGCAGTTACTATTGGTGGTGTTGCTGTTCTAGCAGCCACTGATGCAGCTCCTGTACAGCTAACTAATAGTAACACTGGTGTTGTAGCTGTAACTGGAACTGCTGCTGGTCGTATTATCATTCGCTACAAGAATATTGAAGGCGATCGTGATCTTACTCCCCCAGCTAACTCTGATTACAACAAGTATGATCCAGTTGTTAGTGTGTCAGCTACCCCAAGCTCACTATCAATTGTTAATGGTAACAGCAAGCAGATTACTGCTTCTGTACTACCAGCTACCGCTAACCAGGCAGTTACTTATAGCACCTCAGATGCTACTAAGGCAACCGTATCTGCTAGCGGCCTAGTAACTGGTGTAGCAGCTGGTTCAGCTACTATCACTGTTACCGCTGTTGGTGATATTACTAAGACTGCAACTGTCTCTGTAACTGTAACCTAATATGTAAAGTCAAAGCCAGTCATTCAGCGATGGGTGGCTGGCTTTTTTATTAAGGATAACTATGGCGATCGAGCATAATGTAATTCCCGACGCTCAAAGACATGAGCCTAAACATGCTTCAACAGCAACAGCAAACCAAGTTAATAAAGCTAATGGTGATGGCACTACTAAGTATGATTTTGTAGCTTGGTCTGAGATTACAGGTAAACCATCTCCTGTAGGATATTCTTCTATATTATATGGAAAGAGTACAGCAACTTCTCAGCAACCTTCTGCAACTAATACAGCTTTACAAGTAGAGTTTGGAGCTGGTGGTACATCTACAGATGGCTCAGTTACTTTAGCTTCAAATGGTAATTTAACTTTTAATACAGCTGGCTATTATGCCTTATCTCTTTTTCTGAGATTTGGCAGAACAGGAACTTCTGGACAAGCCATTCTTTTTAACAGAGTGTTGATTAATAATGTACAAGCCCTATCAAGTAATAGTACTACTATTGATGCAGCTGCTCAAGTTAATCCATTTTCAGCAACTCTTTTTATTACAGCTAATGCTGGCGATGTATGGAGAATGGAAATTTTAAGAGATGCAGCAGGAGCTAATGATGGTGGACTATTTAGAACAACTACTTCAACTTCTGGTTGGGTTGATTCTCCATCAGCTTCTTTAAATATTAGTAGATATTTAGGACTTTAATCATGAAGTTTACGTTGCTTTACATGGTACAAGATATTCTATCTTCCATGTCATCCGATGAAGTGAACTCTGTTGATGATACATTTGAAGCAACTCAAGTAGCTAATATCATTAGAAGTGTTTTTTATTCTATGGTCAGTAATAGAAATTGGCCTCAGCATAGAAGACTCATTCAAGTTGATTCTAGTGGTGATGCTCAGTTACCTACTCATATGTATCTTCAAGAAGAGATTAAAGAAATTGTATTTGTTAATTATGACAAACAAAGAAAAGTAGATAATGGTAAAATGGTATTTAAACCAATTAAATACTTGGACCAAGATGATTTTATGAGAGTCCTCAATATGAGGAATCAACTAGAAAGTAATATTTCTACTATCATAGAACCAGTAAGTCAAGTTCCTCTACTAATTCGAAATGATATCCCTCCAACTTATTATACATCTTTTGATGAGAAGAGTTTAGTTTTTGACTCTTATGATAAAGAAATGGATGACATCATGCAGAAACATAAAATCCAGGTATATGCTTATGTCATGCCTGAATTCCTATTACAGGATAGATTCATTCCTGATCTTCCCTCAGAGGCATTCATGGCTCTCTTAGAAGAATCTAAGAGCAGAGCTTTCATGGAAGTTAAACAGCAAGCTAATCAAAAAGCAGAACAAGAATCTCAGAGACAACAGAAATGGCTCTCTAGAAAAGCTTGGACTGTTAAAGGTGGAATTAGATTCCCTAACTATGGACGTGTTGGAAAGACCTATCCTTATGTCCCAATGAAAGACCCTACTTTTAGGAGAGATGAATAATGGAGTATCGCGGCTATAATATTTTTAGAGATAAAGTCTATGCTAACTATCATATCCAAACAATTGGACGTGGTAGTCTACCTCTTACATTAGATGGTATCTTTACTAAAGACACTTATGCTAAGCATGCAATTGACAGATATCTAGATGAGAAGGGTGTAGAATCTGCTCCTTCTATTGAACAGGTAGCAAAGAAAGCACTTAAGGAGTAATTAATGCCTAGACAAACTTCTGCGGTAGAACTAAACAAATTCGTAGCTGGTTTAATCACAGAAGCTAGTCCTCTTACTTTTCCAGATAATGCTTCTCTTGATGAACAAAACTTTGTCTTAAATAGAAATGGTTCAAGATCAAGACGATTAGGAATGGACTTAGAGAATGGTGGACAAGTTATTACATCCACCGTTTCTCTTCCTTCTGATGGAAATATTGCTGTTAGTTCTTTTAAATGGACTAATGCCGGGGGTAACTCTGGTAAAACAATTATTGTTGTCCAAATTGGATCAGAAATTAATTTCTTTGATAATGCCTTTAATCCATTATCTGTAGGTTATACTTTCACATATACATATTCTAGTGATCTAGCTACACAAAGATTTTCTTATGCTGTAGTAGATGGTACTCTAGTAGTTGTAACAGGAAAGAAAGAAGTAGATATCTATAAGTATGATAGTGGAAATATTATCAAGAGTACAAAGATTTTGTATGTCAGAGATTTATTTGGTATACAAGATGTGGCTTCTTCAACATAAGGATTAATAATGGCAAGAGATGTTGATACAGATGATGGTGGCATTGGTGGAGCTGGTAATCCGCTTCCAGGTGCTAATGGATCATCAGAAGACCCTAATATTAGAGGTAAGAATTTAAGGGATTCTAATAATGTAACTCTAAGACCATTAGTTCTTACTTCTGCTCATTTATATAATCTTAGAAATCAAGGATGGTCTATCTCTAGAGCTTTATGGGATGGAGATGATGTAAGTACACAAGACCTTATTACACAGTTTAGAAATGTAGCTACTAATAGATTTCCTTCTAACTCTGATAATCCCAACTATAGTATCTATCCTAATACAGTAAGTAATAGTAATAAATTCATTGATAGATTTAATCCTAAAGATTTAGCTAAAAATCCTTTAGGAACTTCTTTAGCTCCAATGGGATATTTTATCCTTGATGCTATGGAACGTGGTCAAAGTCGTATAGATAATGTTAATCAAAGAAATGTTACTTATGCAACAGATTATGTTATTTCTACTCTACCCGCAGATTCAACTCCGGGAGGGGCATCTGTAGTTTGCGAGTTTGCAGGAAGAGTTTTCTATGCAGGATTCTCTGGTGTAATTAATGATGGAGATCATAATTCTCCTAGGATGTCTTCCTATGTTTTATTCTCTCAAGTAGTAAGAGATACTTCTGCTATTACCAATTGTTATCAAGTAGCTGATCCTACTAATAAGGAAGATTCAAATCTAGTAGATTCAGATGGTGGTTTCATTCGCATTGAAGGAGCTTATAATATTACAGGACTAGCCAATATTGGTTCTAATCTTGTTGTGTTAGGCTCTAATGGAATTTGGTTAATCTCTGGTGGTAATAACTTTGGATTTAAAGCTACGGATTATAAAGTAACTAAAATTGGTTCCTCAGGATGTATTTCCCCTGGATCAGTGGTTGTAGTAGATAATACCCTCTATTATTGGGCAGCTGATGGTATTTATCAAGTAGCTCCTAATCAGTTTGGTGATTACTTATGTAATAATATTACCAAAATGACAATTCAAACTCTTTATGATGGTATTACTACTTTAGATGCTCAAGCATCAGAAGGTGTATACGATAGTTATGAAAAGAAAGTAAAATGGTTATATGGTAATAGAATTAGTTCTTCTTTAGAAACACATGAATTAGTTTTTGATTTAGTTCTACAAGCTTTCTATAAACATATCATTCATTCTACTACAGGAATCTATCCTAAAGTAATTAAGGGAGTGATTACAGAACCTTTTAAAGATAGTAGTGATTTACAGAATGTTGTTAGTAACTCTGTACAAGTAACTGCCTCAGGAGATATTGTAGTTACTACAGGAGAAGCCATTTCCTCAGAAGTTAGAGAAGTTAGATATCTGAGCATCTTAGGTGCTAATCCTCAAATCCAATATTCATTCTCCACATATAATGAACCTAATCATTATGACTGGAAATCCTTAGATGGTGTGGGTATAGATGCGGATTCTTTCCTAGTCACAGGTGTTCTTTCTGGCGGAGATTTCCAAAGAAATAAAGATGTTCCTTACATCGTATGCCACTTTAAGAAAACAGAAGATGGTTTCATTGAAGATGAAAATGGAGATTTCACTCCTACTAATCAAAGTAGCTGCTTATTAAGCTCCCAGTGGGACTGGACTAATTCTTATAGCTCAGGTAAATGGACTAGGAAAGTACAAGCTTATAGATTTAAAAGACATTATATTCCTGTTAATTTGGATGATAAATTTGATAATGGATATTATGTAGTGACTACTAGAGATAGATTAAGAGGTTTTGGTAAAGCATTCTCTATTAGAGTGGATTCTGAACCAGGTAAACATATGGAATTCTTAGGATGGTCTTTGATGTTTAATATTAATGGAGCCCCTTAATGGAAATTAGAGAAGAAACTACATGGGAAACAATCTTAGAAGTCATTGATCTAGGAGAGCATCATTATAATGAAGTAGAAGCCAAATCTTTTAAAGTGCCTTATAAGTTAGATAAGAAAATGGCTAATATGCTTTATCTACATAATATGCTATCGATCATTGTAGCTAGAGATGGAGAAGAATTAGTAGGTTATCATGCTTCTTTAATTTCTCCTGATATGTTTACTTCTAGTTTAATTTCTAAAGAGATTGGTATTTATGTTAAACCTGAATATCGAAGACAAGGTTTATTTACAGAAATGAGAATTGCCTCAGAAAATGAGGCTAGAGAAAGAGGGTGTTCATTAATTTCTTTCTCCTTAAAAACAGGACATAATGAACAGGTGGCTGAGGGTACAGGATATGAACCCACAGAGACAGTTTGGCAAAAAGTACTATGGTGATTAAATGGCTTTAGCAACTACCACAATTATCGCTGTAGCTGCACTAGCTGCATCAGCATATGGAATGAAGAGACAGCAAGATGCTATGCAAGCAGCTCGCAAAGATCAGAAGAAAGCTTCTGACGTAAGTGCAGCTGAAACTGCTGCCCAGCGACAGCAAAATATCAGAGATCAAGTTAGACAAGATAGAATTAGACGAGCTCAGATCATTTCTGATTCTGCTAATACAGGTACTACAGCCAGTTCAGGTGAAATTGGAGCTGTAAGTTCCATTGGAACTCAGGTGGCTAGTAATGTAGGTTCTATCAATCGTGGTGCTAATTCACAAGCTGGTTATAATAACTATATGCAAGGAGCTGCTAATGCACAAGGATCAGCTCAAACTTGGCAAGCTATTACAGGCTTAACTAGCAGCGCAGCTGGATTCGCTATGAATACTAGAGGATTCCAATCAGATTTCAATAGAATTTTCTCTAATCCAGATACTACTAAAACAGCAATTTATTAAGGGAAGATATGGCTGACCTAAATGATTACAACCAAGGGCAACCTCTAAGTCTAGAAGATTTTCATATGGAAAAAGATGTAGTTGCTCCTGTTTATAACAAAGCTTCTACAGCTAATCTAGCAGCTACATCAGCTGCTATTAGTTCACAACCAGATAAAATTCAAGATGATTATAATGCTGTAATAGCAGAAACATCTGAAACTGGACAGAGCATTACAGCTAAGCAATTACAGCATGATGCTGTTCAAGGGCATATGGCTGTTAATAAACAAGCCCTGTTGCAAATCATGGGTGATCCAAATATTCCAGATGAAGTTAAACAGAGAGCAGCAGCTAAGGTATATGATTCAGAATCAGATATCTATTCTCCTCAGAGAATGCTTGCCCTTTCTTCTCTCAATGCCCCCGTTAAAGATGAAAGCCATGAAGAAGAACTACAAAGAGTTAATGTAGCTGATGCTCTATCAGAAGTTGATAATGTACGTAGAGTACAACAACAGATTCTTAACAGAGAATTAACTAAGAATGATCCTACAGTAAAAGAAAAAGTAGCTAATGCTTTAGCTTTAGTTCTTCCTTTTTCAAGTCAAGGCAGAGTGGCTGCTATTAATAATGCAGCTAAAGAAGATAATTCAGGGGTAGAAAATACTTTATCAGCCATTCTTGCTCATGGTACAGATCAAGCTACTTTAAGAGATATGGTGGCTAATACTCCTCCCGAGAATCGTTTAGAAGTTGCTCAGCATCTTATTGATGCTATTAATGCTCATAGTGGCATTGTAGCTTCTAGTGAAAATGATTTTGCTAGAATGATGTATCTACAAAATATTCTAGGAGATGGCACTTATACTTCTAAGGAAGAATGGACAGACAATGTCATGGGTATCTTAGACATGGTAGGTATAGGTTCTTTCATTAGCAATGAAGTGGGAGCTTCTAGAGCAGCAAAGGCTGCAGAACGAGCTGAGAAGGCTTTTACGGCCAACGCAGATGATCTAGGTAGTGCGGCTAGGGGTTATAAGCCAAGTGGCCCACAGCCCTCCTCAGGAGGTTCTGGACGTACTTATGAAAGTAATGCTGCTAGAGATGCTTCTAAAGGAAGCGCTCAGCCTCAAAGTCTAATTAATGGTTTTAAAGATACTAATGTAGATAAGTATAGAACAGCTCATGAAGCTATGGCATCTGATGAATCAGGACAAGTAGCTCAAGCTATCTATGGTACTAATCGTACAGATGCTTTAGTTAATGATCTTGGTCCTGAATTAGGAAAAACTGATGGATCAGTGAAAGCTAAGCCAGCTAATCCAGATGCTATTAAAATTACATCTGAATCTGTTCCACCAGAGTTAACAGAGTTTATGAACTTTGATGGAGCTAATCAATATTTCCAACAAGAGAAAGCCTCAGCTAGAGCTGCTGCTATTTCTGATTTCCAACAAGCTTTTGGAAATGGAACAAGAAAGGAAATGATGCAGATTAGCCCATTAACTATCACTCATGAAGAAGTGGCTGATGGTGTAAAAATTTCTGGAATTTATGGTCCTCAAGTTGGTGGTTTCTCTAATGCTAGAGATGCCATTGATATGATGAAATGGATGGGAAGAAATTATGGCATAGATGAAAACCATATCACTGTCCTAAATAGACAGGGTACAGATTATCTTCCAGTCAAGCCTGAGGATATTACCACAGGAAAAGGTGACTATCTTCTACAGCTTGATTATCATTATAAGTTTAATCCAGCTGATGAGGCTATCCAATGGAAAAATGCTGCTGTAAGTAAATGGAATTTTGTAGATTTCGGAACTACTATGGGGGCAGGTACAGCTGGACAAATTAGTAATCATGTATTTGATGCAGCTTCTTTACTTGATCCTACTATTTTTCAAAGTGCTGTTACCTCTACAGATAGAGCTACAGCTATGGAAAAGATTCTTTTAAAGCTAGCAAATGATTTTGCAGAGCCTTATAGAAAACTTCCCCTTGAAAATAAAAAGCTATTAAATAAAATGATTTCTGATGCTAATGAAAAGGGTATAGAATTTAACTATGCTCAGCTAAGAAGCTATGGTCTTCCAGAGGCAGATATTAAAGCCTATCAAAAGTTCAGAGATGCTTGGAATACTATTTGGCATTTAGAGAATAGAGACCTTAGTAAAACTTTAAGAACTCAAGGATGGCAAGAATTTAGTCATTATCAAAGTGATACTAGTCTAATTGCTAAGCCTGTTTCTATTAGTTCTTTAGATCATTCCGTAAGAGTCTATGATGTAAACACTGGGGATAGTAGAGTAGTTAGTTCCTCAGAACTTGTAGATCTTTATAATAGTAATGGAACTATAGCTAGATTACGTAATCCTATTACAGTGGGAGACAGACAGGTAGAGCATGTAGTTGTTCCTAATAATCCTTCTGATGGTTATATGAGAACTCTTACAGATAATACTCAAGTATTGGCTTATCGTCCTGGCTACTATGCTGTAAAATATAAAGACCCTCATTTCATCGAAAAAGTGGTTAGAGATAATAGAGGGGAGATTGTCAAGACTATTCCTGTAGCTACAGCTAAAAACACTTATGATGCAGATGTTTTAGTTAATAGAATGAGTCAAGCAACTGGTGAAGAATTCCAACGCAGACTGGCCAGAGAGCTTCAAGGAAGAGTTAGAGAAGATGCTGAATGGGATTTAGCTTTTAGTCAAGGCAGATCAGCTCAAAGAGTTAGAGGTAAAAGACTACAAGATTCTAATACTAATATTCTTGATCCTTCTCAAACTAATATTCAGAATCCTGTAGAATCTCTTGTAAATTCTATTCGTAGTATTTCTAAGAGAACAGCTTTAAGAGACTGGTTTGATGCTACAGGAACTAGAATTCTTAATCAGTATGAAAACTATCTGCCTAAGGATCAGTTCGGTCAAACAGTAATTCCTGGCGATCTAAGAGATATTAAGTATAGAGGCAAAGGTTCTCAGAATAAATTTGCAGCTAAACAAATTGCTGATGCTCGTACTTCTATAGGCTATTTTAACTATATGAAGAGAGGATATATTAATATCCTTGATGATGGAGCTAAAGCTGCTCTAGGACATATTGCTAGTAGCTTAGGAGAAATGGGATTTGGTACAGGAGAATCCATTGCTAGAAATCTGCAACAAGGTAAAGGATTAACTAATAGCATTAAAGGACTTTCTTTTAATTTATTCATTGCTCTTAATCCTCTAAGACAGTTTATTGTTCAGGCTAACCAAGCAACTATGTTAGCAGCTGTAAACCCAACTTGGCTAGCTAGTAGGGCTGTTCCTCAGATTATTTATATGGTAGCTAGGCAACTTGGTATTTCTAGTTTCGATAAAGCCTCAACTAAATTCTTTGAATTTGGTACAGGTAAATCTCTAGTTGATATGGATAAAGTATGGAGAGCCATTCAAAACTCAGGTCAAATTGCTGCCATTGATAGGCATGCTCTAGTTAATGGAGCTTTAGCAGATATGGGTGATAAGATGGTTGCTAATCAACTAGAAGGTACTGCTCAGAGAGCCAAGAGACTTGTAGGAATGCCTTTCCAGTTAGCTAGGAAGCTAGGCTTTGATTCAGGAGAGTTTATTAATACTGTCTCTTCATATCTAGCTCAGTATGATTTAGCTGAAAAAGCTGGCAAGAATATGTCTGATGCTGAGGTACTGGGACAAGTAGCTGGAGCTGCTAGAAACTTTACAGGTAATATGAACTCTGCTGGTGATATGGCTTATAACCAAAATGTTATGGGTGGTATCATGCAGTATCAGCAACAGTCTCATAAAATTTTCCTTATGATGCTAACCAATAGAGGATTATCAACAGGTCAGAAACTAGCTTATGCCATCACTTCTCTAGGATTATTTGGTGCTGGTACTTGGGCAGCTTATAGTCAATTCTTTAGTCCTATTATGCCTAAAGACCCTAAAGCTAGACAGGCGGTAGCTCAAGGATTAGAAGCAACTATGCTTAATGCTCTGTTTTCTAATGTAGTTGGTGAAAGTGTTAATATGGATTGGAAAGGATTAGCTCCATATGATATGTTTGGTACCATGGATTTAATTCATGGACTATTAACTACAGACGCAGGTAAGATTCTATCTTCAACTCCTACTGGTAGTTTATTCTTCGGATCAAATCCAAGAGTAACTAGATTTGTAAGAGCTGTAGCTAGATATACCAACCTCATTGATGATTACCAAGACCCCACTACTTTCTCACAAGTAGCCATGGATTTTGCTAAACTATCCTCTGGATATAGCAATGCTATGAAAGCAGCCTATGCTCTTAAGTATAGAGAAAAGATGTCTACTACTGGCAGAATTACTGATAGTAAGGTGAATACTCCTGAGGCTATTTTATCTGCTTTTGGATTCCAAACTTGGGATGAGGCTATTAATCAGTATAGTAGTATGGATGCTTATTTAAAGAGTAAGCAACATAAGGATGATGTTAATTCTTGGTATAATAGTCTTAAGAATCATCTTAATGATACCAATATTACTCCCGAGCAGCTGGACTATACTATTAAAGTTCATTCAGAAGCTTGGAGAGCTTGGGCAGATGATGATATCGCTAAGACAGAAGTAGATCGTCTTCTAAAACAAGATTTACAGAATGGGGATTTTCGTATCTATCAAAGTGCACTACGTACTACAGATTTAGTAGGAGCAGATGCTACTAAAGCTCGTATCCAAGCTAATAGTAATATGACAGATGAAGAGAAAGCTGCTGCTGTTGAAGCCATTGATATCATCAGCAAAGCTAATGCTATTAATAAAGGAACTAAGGAATAATGGCTAATTTTAATGATGACATTCAGAGTGTGGGAGGGCCAAACCTCCCACAACCTACAGTTCAAAATGACACTACAGCCAGAACTATTAGTTCAGCAACGAACTTAGTTTCTGGGGGATTAGATTCTATTCTATCAGGAAGAAAGGATTATCTTAAGCAACTTAAAGAGCAGCAAAAGAATACAGCTCTCTCTCAGTATGAACAAGATGTTCTTAAGATTTCTGATGCTGTAGATCAAGGATCGATTAATAGTGTACAAGCTAAACAAAGATATCGTACTTTAACTTCCCAGTATATTTCTCAGCATCCTATGCTTACAGATGCTATTAATGAAACTGGTGGAAAGATTCTTTCTAATGCTGGTTTAGGAGAAGTTATTTCTAAGGGCACTCTTCAAGAACAACAGAAGAATGCTCTTGTATCTCAAGCTGCCCAAGCTGGTTGGGTTGATATTAAGAGTGATCCAGATACACAAGAACAGCAGATGAGAGACTGGCAGGCATATCATAGAAATAAAGATGTGTTAGAAGCCCAGCAACAGAATCTAACTTATCAACGTGGACTTATTGGATTAGAAACAGATAAAGTACAGCTAGCATCAGCTAAGCAAAGTTATGTTACTGGAGGTATTACTCAGCAGAATGCTCGTGTTACTCTTGCTAAAAATACAGCTGAATATGAAGCTCAGAGAGCTGTAGGTGGCATGGTAGATGCTTATGGAGCTAAACATCAGAATGAAGTTAATGGTGTTTTAGACCAAGTTAATTCTGGTAAAATGTCTAAGCAAGATGGTATCATTGCTCTTAACCAAATTGATGCTAATATCAGCCAACAGATTAGAAGTGGCTTAGGTGGATTTGGTCTACAATATGCTGATAATATGACTACACCTCTTAAGATGCGTTCAGATAATGCTCGTAAGTTCCTGTCAGGAGAAATCACTAAAGATGTTCTAGATAATACAGCACATAATGCTGTAGCTATTCAAAAGACTAATCTTCTTGGCGATCCTTCTGTAGCCCAGTGGGCAGCTCTATCAGACCTCTTTAAGAATAATGGCAGTCTATTACAAGCTGGTGATACTATCATGGTAGATTATTTAAAGAAAGGATCAGGTCTATTATCCACTGTCTTTAAACCAGTTGATCCTACTCCCTCTCATGATAGAGAGAAACAAGGCTTTGGTAATTATCTATCAGCTGTTAAGTTAGGCATGTCTCAGCTCAATGCTGGTGTAAATACAGGCAATACCCAAGTAGAGATCAGTAATAATATTACTAGTATGTTAAAAGGAATTAATGCTTACAAGGATTCGGTAGATAATGCTAAGGATTATAATCAGGTGGTTGATTTCCTAGCATCTCCAGAGTTTGGAAAATATATGAATAAATCTGGGGGAGTATTCTCAGAGGCAGCTAGTAAAGCTAAAGCTATCTTACAAGAACGCTATGAGAAAGATGGTTTAGACTTAATTAGAGATGAATATAATAGAAAAGCCCTTAATCCAGGAGCTAAACATGCTAATGATGTTATTTCTGTTTATGCTCCTAATATGCAGAGAGCTAACGAAGCAGAACTTCCAGGATATGTTCTTCCTCAGTGGAATGGTTCAGGTGTAGTTTTTCAACCAAAAGAAGGGTTGAAAGATCAAGATTTATCTTATGCTAAGAGTAATGCTCAGGACTTAAATAAGAGTGTTGCTCCTCTTCTAAATAGGTTAATTCGTGTTCATGCTAATCTAGAAGGTTCGATGGATTATAAGAAGGCATATGAAGATTATTATGCTCCTAAATTATTTCCTGCACCAGAAGCTCCTAAGGAAAACCCTAAGCAGCCCTCTGTTTCTAGTTCAAGTGGAGCAGAGGGAGATTATGAACACATGAGTCATGCTGAGTTAATTACTCTTAGAAATTCACTTCCACCAGACAGTCCTAAACAAAAGGAATTAGCTTCTTATGAGCATCAAGCTTTTGCTAGAGAATGGGCTAAAGAAAGCCCAACCTTAGCTACAGCTAGCCTCTTGGCAGCTATCCCAGCTTATACAGCAGCTAAAGGTGTAGGAGCAGTTAAGAGCCGTACACCAGCCTCTCTAGAGGAAATGGCTGCTGCTTATAAGGGCTTAGGACAAGGACTAGGATTTACAGACTAATGGATGATAAAAAGAAAATGATGACAACTCTAGCTGGACTAGGTTTGTCTGCTGCTGCTGCCCTCTCAGGAGCTTTTATTATAGCTCCTTCTGAGGGCTACCATCCAGAGACATACCTTGACCCTGTTGGCATTGCCACAGACTGCTTTGGACATACCGGTCCTGATGTAAAGCTTGGATATACTAATTCTCATGAAGAATGCTTAAATAAGTTTGCTAAAGATGTTTCTAAGGCTGAGGTAAGTGTAGATAAGACTATTAAAGTTCCTCTGACTATTTATCAGAAAGCTGCTCTAATCTCTTTCACTTATAACTTAGGACCAACTAAGCTGGCTTCTAGCGGCTTAGCTAAACAGTTTAATTCTGGCAATTATAGTGCTGGATGCAATAGTCTTCTAGATTGGGTATATGCTAAGAGGAAGAAACTTCCTGGCCTAATTGCTAGGCGTAATCTAGAATATCAGTGGTGTATGGGAGAACTCAATGCTGACTAAGGTTTTAGCAAGTATTTGTGGGGTTCTTATACTGGTTTTATGCCTCTGTGGCTTCCTATATAGCTCTCAGAGGCATTCTCTCATAGAGGCTAGGGGTCAGGCTACCTTCTATAAAGAAAAGGCTCAGGAGCTCTCTCAGAGCCTTGTAGACCTAAAAGCCTCTAAAAAGGTGGATGAACAGGTTACAGTTCAAGTGGAATCTTCTAAAGAATCTCTAGATACTAAGATTAATAAGACCAAGGAAACAGTAGATGCTGTCACTAAGAAAGTGGAAAAAGGTGAGATTACTGATGCTGCTGCCGATGCTGCTTATCTTAACAGCATGTGGGAAGCCTATTGTGAAATATCAGACGATCCTTCTTGCTCCTCAAGAAAACTTAATAACAGAAACTAAAGCTGCTCCTCCTCCGAAAGATATGAGCAAAGATTCTCTATCTAAAGCTTATATAAATCAAACAAAGCAGCTGGGGAAATGTAACATAGATAAACAGGGGATAGCAACTTGGGTATTGGAACAAAAGAAAATTTATCCAGAATCTTCAAATTCGTTCAGCCAATAGTTACAATTGGTACTATAGTCTTTGCTTCTGGAAGCTTGTATGCTGATGTAAGAAGTATTAAACAAAAAGTGGAGAAAGTGGAAACATCAGAGATTCAACAAGCTCTAATGACACAAGAGATTTCCCAGCTCCATACACAACTTGAGAATCAAAATAAAGGGCTAGATAAACTAGCAGACTCAGTGAATAGTCTTAGTATTAGCGTAGCTAAATTAGAAGCTAAGATAGATGATAAACAAAAACATAAATAATAAAAAGGGCTCCTGGTTTTATTCCAGAGAGCCCTTTCTTTTTGCCTAAAATTTTTCTAACAAAAATTACTCATCTTCGTCATTGTCTAACTCTTCAAAGAATGTACCAGCTAGATTAAAATAGCTCATAAGCATATTACATTTGTGGCATCTGGCTCCATTATCTTCTAACCAGAATAGTTGACATCCACAAGGACATTCCCATACAAGTTCTTGTTTCTCTTTCTTTTTAAACTCAACCACATTATCATCAGCCATATCTATAACCTTGGACAATATAGAAAGAAGTATTAGCCCCCTTAGTTAAGTTTAAATTCTGTACAGTGATCTCTGCATCAGAATAAGATAGTTCAGATGTTACATAATAGCTTTGTTCATCTACCACTCTAAAAATCATAAAAACTGGGATGCTCATATTAACCCTCACAACTAAGACATTCATTTTTACTTGCTTTAACACCAGCTTGAGTACGCATATAATAAAGACTCTTAATCATTGGATTTGTAAAAGCTTCTTTATGAACTTCCGAAATGTACGTCTCGTCCTCATTGGCATCAAAGAATAGGTTAATGCTTTGGGCTTGATCAATGAATTGTTGTCTTGCAGAGGCCAGCCTAATGATAGAGCGTTGGTCAATTTCATACGCTGTTCTAAAGACAAGTTTTTCATCATCTGATAACCAAGATAGATGTTGGACTGATCCATTGGAAGAAATAAGATCAGACATAAGTTCTTTAGTCCACATTCCTCTACCTCTGGCCAATTCGATAAATCTTGGATTAGCTCTAGATATTTCTCCAGCTGACGTGGGTTGGTTGTAAATATTTGATACCAGTGGTTCGATGCCCTGGCTGCTTCCTCCACAGATAAGGGCTGACGAAGTATTAGGAGCAATAGCGAGAAGATGAGTATTTCGTCGTCCGTAACCCTCGCACCACTCAGGTTCTCCCCACTGTTCTGCCATCCACTTAGTAGCTCTCTCTGCTTCATCTCTTACTCCCTTAAAGATTTCCAAGTTGATAAGATGGGCTTCAAAGCTTTCAAAAGGAATGCTTTTGCTTTGAAGATAGGAATGGAATCCCAGTGTACCCAGACCAAGAGCCCTAGACTTCCTGGTAAACTCCACAGCAGGTTCCAAGCCGGAAATACCCTTAGCGCAATGAATGAATTCACTAGCGACACAATCAAGGAACACGGTAGAAGTAAATACAGCATCAGAGTTTTTCCATTCATCATATTTCTCTAGGTTGAGCGAACTAAGTACACACGTAAACGTATGTGAGGCATCCGAGAATAAAGTGATTTCCGTACAAAGATTGCTAGCAGCAACTTCCAAACCCTTATCTCTATAACAAAGTGGATTAAGTCTGTTGACCTTATCCTTGAAAAAGTAATAACCCTTTCCCGTAACGGCTTTAACTTTAAGTGATCGCTGATAGCGATGTAAAGCATCAAGATCACCATTATTAAGCCTATCAATGAAACCATCAGAAATAATCCAACCGACATTAAGATCGTCGGGGTGATGCTCAACATAGTCTACTACCTCTAAAAAATCTTTGTGGTCAATCGGTAGGTATCCTGCCCAAGCACCTCGTCTAGATGTTCCTTGAGCCACATCTCGCATTGTTTGTACGAAATTCTTGAAGACTGGCAGAGTGCCAGAACTTTTACCACCTGAGGAAATTCTAGAACCGCGAGGTCTGATGTCTCCAAGATAACCAGAAGTTCCAAATCCGTATTTTGTGAGCTGGGCAGCTTGATGATATGCCTTGTAGAAACCGTCAATTGAGTCATCAATATATCCCCCTGAGCAACTTACTGGCAGCCCTTTAGTTGTTCCCATATTGCTAAGTACAGGCGTACTAGGAGCAAGCCAACCTTTCCACATAACATCAAAAAACTTAGGATACCAAAAATCAGGATTATCTGTATGATTAGCAGCGGTACGAGCAATAGTGCTATAACGTTGCTTAAGAGATTCTCCTTCTGAGAGATACTTTTCTTTAAGTAGTTGATATCCTCCTGTAGTGATAAAATCAGGTAAGTCCCCAAGAGCTTGTAACTTTTTTCTCTCTTCTGATAACTGTTCATATAAACTTACCACTTAAACCCCTCTTGTTTCCAGGAACGATTATATTCACTACCAACTCCTGTAAAGAAGTCATTAAACTGAACAGCATTAATTGAGTCGTAGAACCATTCGGATATGATATCATTATGCACAATAAAAATAGGATCAATGTCTAAGTGTTGTAGGCATAAATTAATTCTACTTTGTACAAATGTTTTCATCTGTTCAGATGTAATACCTTCAATGGCTCCTTTTTCAAAAATCATTTCAATAATGCGTTCTTCATGCTCATAGATTTTATGAGCAGCTTCTCTAATGATTTGTTCCTCTCCCTTAAAGACTACACCTCCATATTCTTTCTTTAACTGCTTATAAAGCCAAGCACCACCAAGTGCATGAAGATTTTCATCACGTACAGAAAAGTTGATACCTCTAACCACGTTAAGAAGCCTATTCTTACCTTTTGTTTGAAAGTGCTTAAGGAAGGCGAACGAAGAATAGAGTACAGCTCCTTCCACGAGGCTAAAGCAACCAAGGCTGACCAGAGGATCAGGATCACTGACAAGCCTGTCAATAAACTCCATACGATTAGCCAAAATAGGTTCATTTACATATCCCTCATAAAACTCATCTGTATTAATTAAGAGAGCTTCGTTAAGCTTGTTATAGAAAGGAGCATGTACGTTAAGTTCAAAGAAGCCAAAAGTAGCGGCCATCCTCTGGATTTCGGGACGGGGGAACGTTTCCTTAACTCGTCCAAGCCAATATTCATTGCCAGCAATAAGTTCGTAGAGAGTAAAAAGTTTAAGAGTGGTGATAACACCATGTTTCTCAGCCTCCGTCATATTGACCCTAAGGTCTTGGATATCCTTCTCTACAGCAATTTCATTAGCTGTCCAAAAGATTTGTTCTTGTGTTTCAGCAAACTTCTTAGCCTCAGGATAATGTAGGACATAGCTACTTGTTGGAGTTAGTAGCTTAATCGTCATTAGTCATCCTATCATATTCTTCTTTCTTCTCTACAAAAACAACTAACATAGGAAATAACTTTAGACGGGTTAGAAGTAGGATAATTAAAGCCGTCATTAAACCATTAAGAAAATGATCTAATAGTAGTTTTCCTACAGATAAAAAATCAATTGTTAGCATTTAATGCTCTCCATGCATGAGGGAATTCCTTTTCACAAATATTATTAATTAAGATAGCAAAGTCTTGTGCTTCTTTCTGTGCATGAGGATCAGAGCGTAATCTATAGATATGATAGAAAGCTTGCAGACTTCCTGTCCAAATCCATGATGTCATCATGCTCTGAGGAAGAATCATACGAGCTTGCTCGGGAGCTACTCCTTCTTTAATCATTTCTTCGTAAAGATTTTCACAGTTTTTCACTAAACAATCATAATGATAATTCCAGTAATCCTGTAGAAAATGTGCTT